ATATGATTAAAACTGTGATTTTATATCATGGTTTTTGATAATTATCTGAATATCAGCTACATATATATAATGTATTGATGTATAAGCACTTATCTTCGTGCTAAAATTTTACGTTTGACACGTTAAATAGGACATGTGCAATGCAATGTTGCAAAACAGTTGCAAAAAAATATGGTAATATGGCAACATTTAAAGTGGTAGTTTCAAAGAAACGTTCTGATGGTTATTATCCAGTTTACATTAGAATACTGCATAACCGTCAAAAGTTGGTAGTTAAGACCGATAAGTTTGTAACAGACAAAGGATTGGTTAAGGGCACGAAAGAGGTGAAGGACTCATTCGTGCTCGCAGCATGTATGAGCCAAATAAATGGCTGGGTTGACAAATTGAACAGACTTGATATAACTGACTGGTCTGTTTATAAGGTTAGAGATTACCTTTTGACTTCTGCACAGGATATTTGTTTTTCTGAATTTGCTCGTTCTTATCTTCAATCACTTTCTTTGCAGCCTTCATCACGCCAAATTTATGAAAGTGCTTTGAAACATTTGGAAAACTTTGCTGGTACTGATAAGGTAATGTTTTCGCACTTAACTGTACGTTTTCTTACAGCATGGATGAAAACCATGGAGAATAAGCCTAGTAGCAGAAATTATTATCCTTCTTTGGTTAAGCGTATTTATTTGGAAGGTATCAAGAAATTTAATGATGAGGAGGCAGGTCTTATGCCAATAAAATTCAATCCTTGGAATAAGATAAAGATAGAGAAAAAAGCAGGTCCACACAAGCGTGCCATCACACTGGAGGAGTGTAGAAAGTTTTTTGCCGTTACTCCTGAATATCCACGGCAGCAGTTGGCTCTGGATGTTTGCAAGATGATATTGTGCTTGGCTGGCATCAATGTAGCTGACCTCATGAAAATGAAAAAGGTGGACTATTATGATGGAATCTTGCACTATGAGAGAAAGAAAACAAGTACGCGTCGTTATGATAAAGCGTATATAGAAATGAGAGTGCCGGATATGCTTTTACCAACCTTGGAGAAATATTTTTCTGAGGAAAGTGACCCTTATCTATTTATTTTTCATAAAATGTATTCCACTAATCGTTCTATGGATACGAATTTGGTACATTTCATTAAAGCTATCTGTAAGAACTATTTGGGTATGCCTGATGATAATTTTTATACTCCTTATACATTCCGGCACACTTGGGCCACAGTAGCCCAGAATGATATTGGTGCCAACTATGCAGAGATTGGCTTTGCTATGAATCATGCAACAGCTCATAGGATAACAAGCGGATATGTGAAGCCAGATTTCTCTAGGGCTTGGGAACTTAATGAGAAGGTGGTGGAGAAGGTCTTCTTTACCAATGATCCAAGCAGGCGAATGCAGGAGTATCATGTTCCTGAATTTGATAAGGTCGAGGAGACGTTTGAACTTTGTGCTGATGCTTACTTCATGGGTGAGGTTGTGGCTCATGTGGATGGCAAGGGCTACAAGAACACAGATGAGATAATAGAACAGCTCATGGCCAGCATAAATGATGCTGTGCCTAAGAACTGCACGATACAGATCAAGGTGAAGAATGTGACCAAGAACCAGACTAAGTACTTTGAACGAATGCGTGACATAAAATAGATATGTTAAATCTGTGTTAAACTTTTACGTACCTTTGCAGCAGAAAAATAAATATTAGCAATCATCAGCCCTCGCTAACACGGTTAAAGCATTATGACATGAGAAAATCAATAGATACATACGTACAGAGCATTGCGCATGACAACGCTCAGTATATCAAGGATGGTGGATATAAGTCTATCGCAGACTACATCATTACAATATCCGAGAATGCGGATTGTGGTTGGTTTGATATGTTCGATGATTCAGAACTTGAAGAGCCAGCATGCGAGCCAACTGAGGAACAGATTGATGAGTTGAAGGAATATCTTAATGATAACTATAATTACCTTCCATAATGTCAACACTAAAGGTAAAAGAAGTTATCAAAGAAAAGGGCATGACCATTGAGGAAGTAGCCAGCAAGATGGGAATCACCAAAGGTACTCTATCTGCTGCCCTCAGTGGTAACCCGACAGTTGGCTATCTTACAAGAGTAGCTGATGCTATAGATTGTGATATTACGGATTTGTTTAGATAAACAAAATGTGGGTCATAATTGGTTAAAACAATTTAATTTATGACTAATAAGGGTTAAAATCTAACGGTTTTACCCATTTCCCTGACAGAGGGTAGTCTTCTCTAAAGTTGAAGAAAATTTAGAGAGGGCTACCCATTTTTTATAATTAGCCATTATTAACAATTTTGAGATTTTTGATGTTGATAGTGGTTTCTTGTTTCTCAAATTTTTCTTCCAACTCCATGAAAGATTCCTCCACAGATAAGTTTCTGGATTCATCATTATTGAAAGATACAGACTGGAGTTTTGGAGCCACGTATGGAAGGAACTTAGCCACCATCGCCAGACGTCCGGCAGGCTCTTGAATCTGCATGAGATCTGTGAAAAGTGAATAGTTCTTCTCATTGATACCATTGATGTAGCCAGTAAGGGCATCGCGAAGGCTTTCACGCACACTTTTGGTAACCTTATTAGGTGTGCCAGCCTTACGCCCGCCAGTCTTCTTCCTCTTTGGCTTCGGCTCATTATTATTGTCTTGTTTTACTGCCATATTCTATTGATTTTTAATGTTTACTGATAGTTTTCGGGTGCAAATATAGGAAAAAATTACGAAACTTGGTGTTCAAGTTGCGGAACTTATCACAGATAGGTAAGAAAAACGCATTACTTTTGAACAGTTTAAACATTAAAATTCGAATTTTATGGGAATTATTGGAAAAATTGCCAAAGGGCTTAAAGGCTCTGCTGGCGGACTTTTAGGTGGTGCAATCACTGCTGTAGGCGGTTCCTTAGCGGCCAGAGCTAGGAACCAAGGATATAATGATTTTATCAAGATGTATCAAGACCGCATGCAGCAGGTGAAGGATCATCGTGATAACTTATATTATCAGGACCCTACTCAATCTGCGGAAAATCAGGTAGCCGTGACCAATGCTCAGAAGGTATTGGATAATGCAACAGAGACCGCAAAGAATACTAATATTGTTAGTGGCGGTTCTGATGAAGCGGTTGCGCTCAGTAAACAGGCTGCCCAGGAGCAGGTGGGTAATATCATGCAGCAGGCGGCCGTGCAAGGTGCTCAGACAAAAGAAAATGTGTGGAATACTGCTGATTCGCAGATAGACACGATGACTAACTACATTGCTGCAGCCAAGAAGGAAAAGGCTCTTTCTACAGCACAGGGGATTACAGATGCCACTGGTGCATTGGCTGGAGCTGCAAGTAAATTGCCTATTTAAGAAAGGAGGATGTTATGGGATTTATTTTAGATGATTTAACTCCTAAGCGCCCGGCTACTGCCGTTACTCCTGTTACTAATTTCCCTGATGATAATGTGGTTAAGCCGGAGTTTGCAGTACCAGTTCAGACAACTGATACAGAACCGGGAAAGGGTACAGCCATAGAAACGACCGGTATTACTGGGAATGGTGGCAAGGAATCTTTTGCCCAGCAGCCAACCGAGGAAGTTACCAAGGTGGAGCCTAACCAGGGTATCAAGATTGACTGGAGCAGACCTTATAGCGAGATAGAGCAGAACCCTCTATTGCGTCAGATGAAGCCTTATGACATCATGAGGGATTACCAGAAGAATGGTGATGGAAACTGGTCTGTGTTCATGCCATGGCTCAATACTCTGGGTGATGGAGACAAAACCGTAGCTGCCAATGAAGCCTTGAAGAAGAAAGCGGAGAGGCAGGCCAAGATGGAGCAATGGAGCAATTTCCTGATGCATCTTGGCAATTTCATCGGTACTACACAAGGTGCGCCATCGCAGAAGATAGAATCTGCACAAGAACTTACTGATCGCCAACGCAAGATAAGAGAGGCTACTGAGGCTCTTCGTGCCAAGGGGTATAACCAGATGATGGTGAATATCTGGAAGGACCGTCAAGACAAGCAGGCACAGATGCAGGCAGAGGCTGCTGCAAAGGCAAATGAGAAACTAGCTGAATATCGTGCATCACAGAAGAACCAAACGGATGCCCTCACTCCAGCTAAGGTTGAGGAAGTCTATCAATCAGCAAGACAGCATTCTACAGGTGCAGACTTGAATGAATCAAAGAAGGAGACTGAGGATGCTTTGAGAGGCAAAAAGGGAAAATTACTTGATGCTCAAACTAATAATGCCAATGCCGGAGCTGCTGATCATAATGCTAGCGTTAACGTTAAGGGAGCGCAAGTTAGGCATATTAATTCGCAAACAGAGGGACAGAATCAGAAAAATGCCCACCAGAAGGAGGCAGACGATTTCAACACCAGGTATGTGAACGACCCTGTTTTCAAGAAACATGTAAATGAATGGGCTAAACACAATGGTATGGCTATCGGTAATAATGCTACAGGAGAAAGCACTGGCAGAGGTGGAACTTGGGCTAATGAGAAGAACCGTCAGCAGGCATCCGCTTACGCTAGGGCAAAAATGGCTAAAGAAGGCAAGAAGCGAACTGTTCGCGCTTATGGTGGAAAACCAGCCAAGAGAACTTCTAGCACAAAGGTAGATTATTCAAAATATAAAAGAAACAAATAAACTATGGCAGAAGATTTGACCAAATCTAAGTTGGTTTATCACGTTTGGGATAAAGACAACAATGAGTATGACATTCCAGATGATGTTGTACAGGAGCGAGGTATGGATAACTTCGCTAAAGATTTTGAAGGTGGCTACATTACTATGTTTGATAATGACAAGCAAAAGGTAGATGTGCCTATTGAGGATGTTGAAGAATATCGGAACCAAGGTTACCTTTGGTATGATGCTAGTGGAAACGCTACTCCTATTAACGAGGTTGGTAAGAAGCCTTCTTCTAAGGAGAAAAAGCAGACGCAATATCCACAAGAGGTGATTGATGCGTTCAATTCACCTGACAATAAGCCTGGCAACTTCAAGGACTTGGCTCAGCTGAATGATGAGTATCAGCGAGGTGAGTTAAAGAAGCCTGGTATCATTTCCCAAGCACTCGGTATGTTTTCTAATGTTGATGCCGGAAATGTCGGTAAAGAGCAGAAAGTGGGTGGCATGATTGCCAATATGCTTCTTGGTGATAATATGCAGCAGCCACATGATAATAATCAGCAGGTACAGCATCTTAATCAAGATAATGTGCCAGCTACCGAGCAGACTAAGCCTACAGTCAAGGATGTGGATGCAATTACAAGCGCAGCTCCAGTTCAGCAGGTTGATGCTATCTATAATAAATATGTGGGCAAGGGCGATGCGTTGTCTGAAACTATGTATGACTTGATGGCTAGCGGACAGGCTAAGAATCAAGAGGAGGCACAAAATATGGCTATGGGAGCCATGAACCGTGCAGCAAGTCGCCTCGCTCAGCGAACTACCGATGAGTTTGTATCTAAGTTGGGTGATACCGTAGAAGGCGTGGACGAAGCAGTAATGAATGGATGGCATTCTCATGCTGTGCAGGACAACTTGAAGAAGCTGGCTTCGCAGTATGGCATCATGAACAATGTTGTCGTGGACGAGAACGGACAATATATCACCCAGACGAATGGCTATGACCAGTTTATCAATGGTATGGTGAAGCCAGCTATGGTAGAAAGTCTTGTGAATAAGTATGGAGAGAATTACCGCAAGACAGCGGAAGACCTCGCCACTCGTCTCTATTCAAATGATGAGGTTATTCAGAACCAGTTGATGAATCAGGACATCAATGATGCTCTTTCTAGTGTTATCAGTAAGTATGTGAATCCATCTGTAGTGGATGAGTACAACAAGGCTCAGGAGGCAGGCAGTAAGGCATTTACGGAGGGAATGGAAGGAAGCCAGTTTATTCCGGCTAATCTTCGTCTAGGTACAGCACTTGGTGCTCAGTATGAGGCAAACGAGGCCAAGGATCCTGCAAAGGTGCTTTCTAGTTTGCAGCAGAAGTTTGGCAAACTCTACCGGAATCCGAAGTTCCTGAATGATATGAGCAATGCGGCATTTAAGGTGATGCAGCGATATGGCTTGAATGGCACTCAGAGTAGTGATCCTAATCAGTTCAAGCCGATGATCAATTCTGTTCTTAAGAATGAACTCGACCAGCTAGAGATTAAGGGTATGATGCCTAAGGGTAGTGCTGAGTACATCATGAAGACTGGTTTGGGTAACACTATTGTGGGTAAAATTACTCGCAAGGCTGTTCAGACGGACTACCAGAACTGGCTGGAGGATATTGCCAATCAGCAGTATCAGCCGGGCTTCTGGGAGAACGTGGCTAGTGGTGCTCTGACCTTTGCAGGTGATGCCTGGAGTTATTGGTTGCCGGGAGCTGCTGGTGGCAAGTTGACTAAGAGCATGGTAGCCAAGGCAGAGGGTAAACTGGCTGGTGACCTCATGGCTAAGGGTATGGAGCGCAGGATGGCTGCACGTGCCGCTAAACTGCTTATCGGCAAGAGCAAGACCGAGGCTTTGAAGAGTGGAGCCGTGCATGGTGCTGTTACCTTTGGTGGTCAGTCTGCTATTTCAAAGCCTATTGATGAAAAATACCGCACTGGTCAGTTTGATGAGAATGGCAAGATTTACAATCCTTCTGGGTGGAAAATAGCACTTGATACTTTATTAGAGGGAGGTAAACAGAGTGCCTTAGGTGTTATCATGCAGGGTAATACTATTGCTAATATGATAGGCAAGGGCAGAGGCTTAGCTACCAATATTCTGGCTGATATTGGTGGTAAGGTTGCGGATTCCGGTATTATGACCGGTCATCAGATGCTGGAGCGTATGGCGCAGGATCCGAACTTCAAGCCTACCGGTAAGGATGCTGCCGAGAGTTTCTTGGAGAGCATGGCTAACCTTACTGCTATCGGCTTGCCGGGCATGGTGGGCAAGTATGCTCGATTCAAGGACGCAAGGGAGTTTAACAAGAAGTTTGACTTTACGGATCAGGATATTGCCGAGTTGAAGAGATTCGGCTATGATGGTCTTCGTGATGCTTTTGAGAAGATGGGCATCGGGGAGTATGCTGTGGTTGGTGAGAATGCTCAGCGACTTGATGGGCAGTTAACCCAGAAGTATATGGACCTGATAAACGACAAGAGTGTTCCGGAGGTGTTGAAGGCTAAGATGATGGCAGTTGTTGAAGGCAAACGACCTTCTTCTTTCTCGCCTGTTATTGATAGCGAGGTATATAGAGGTGACGATGGTAAGTACTATTTGGAAACCTATAATAAGGATGGAGGCGTAATCGACCGCAAGGAGTATTCTTCTCATGATGCTGCACGTAATGATGAGAAGAAACTGGAGTATGAGAAGACTCTTGGTTTGGCTTCTGTGCTGGAAGGTGAGTTCCACAATGTGTTTACGCAGGAGCATCTTAATGGCTTATACAACAAGGCAGCCCAGAAATACAATATGGGTGAGAAATTGACAGATGAGGATAAGGCAGCGGTTTATCTTCATCAGAATGCTGGTGCCATCAAGGAGATTATGGATAAGCAGCAGAAGGGTATTATCCTTACTGACGAGGAGCAGAAGCAGGTTAACGTCTACCGTCACTATTATGACAGTGCTTTGGAGAACAGTTCTGTGATGAGGGAGTTTGTCAACACGTTTGAGGATTCCCATGACGTGGCGCACGGTACACTTCGTAAGGCTTTGGAGTCGAAAGATAAGAAATATGCACCTTTGGTTGAGTCTTACCTTAAGGAACTTTACAATTCTATCGAACTGAAACGTGAAATGAAGCAGACGGTGGATGATCTCTATAATACTTCCCATGGTAATGAGCAGAAGAGAATTGAAGGCGAAAACCCTGTATCGCCTGTTGAGGGTTCTTCTGAGAGTTCTGCTGGTGGTCAGGAGCCTCCAGTTTCGGAGGGACCTGCTCCGTACCAAGACCGTACCAAGACCGTACCAACTCCGAGTGATGCAGAGTTTGCAGCAAATCCTGCAAACCTTGCAAACGAAAATCAAAGCGAAAGCAAGGCTTCTGATGCTTTTGTTATGGGGCAGAATGCCTATAAGAATGGTGATAAGGAGGGATTGAAGTCTATTAAATATAATGCAGAAACTGCAGAGCTTCGATTGAAGCGCGCCTTTGCAAATGATACTGACAGAATCCAAGGTGTATATAATGCGGTAAACAAGGGTACAGACATTGAGACCTATATTGAGCAGCGTACAAACTATCTCACTCCTTTCCAGCAGGAAGCAATCAGAAAGTATGCTGAGGCTATGGATGCTAATAAGGGTGCAATGGATGCTTTGGAACATGCTGATGATGGCTATGCAGATATGTTGAAACAGCAACTTTCGCAATACACTATGGAAAATGGTAACATTTCTAGTCTTACCCTTACCGATGGTCAGCGAGGCTATTGGAAGAGCAAGAATGAGCATGGTGCAGGATTTGGAGTCTTTCCTGATGCAAATGGTCAACCAGTCGTGAAGCAAGTTCCATCGTCTCAAGTCAAAGAGAATGGAAAAGAAATCCCTCTTCAAGAATACGTGAATCAGCTTGCAACTCAGAAACATGAAGCAACAAAGAAGAACTTCAACGCAATTTTTGATGCTACCAGTCTGAAACCAAATGATACTGTTAGCTTGTCTATTAATGACAAAGACCAGCCAACAGAAGCTAAGATTGTGTCAGTTAATCCTGATGGAACCATAAGTTTTAATATAGCTGGTTCTAAAAATGTAACGACTGTACCAGTAGACACATTCACCAAGTTCCAAAAATATGCATTGAGAAATAGCATCAATGCCGAGCTGGATGCCGAGGATGATGAACGTGAACAGGAAGCAGCTTCTCAGGCTGAGGCTGATAAGAAGCAGCGTTATGCTAATGGCATCGTGGGACTGAGCGAGGGCCAGCCGGACTATTCTTCTAAGGATACAGATCCAAAAGTGGCTGCTGAGTATCTTCAGGAGCAGTTTGGGGAAGACCATGGCAAACTTTTGAATCTGGTTAATGGCAGCCGTGATGACATCAAAACGCAACTTGCCAACAAGAGAAGGGCTGCTATTGAATATCAGAACTGGCTTGATACCAATGCCGATCTTGACCCGGAAAAAGCTAAGAAGGTGGAGGATGAGTTGAGTCTGGTTAATGAGCAGCTTGCAGATCTTGATGCTCGTTTCAAGAACTGGAATACTATCCGCAACAGTGTGATGACTCCTGATGAGGTGAAAGCTATGAAGGAGGAGCGCAAGGCTGAGGTAGAGAAGGCTGGTGTTGATGAATCTGCCATCGTGCCATCTGATGATTTCCATGTACTCGTACTTGATGATAAAGAATTGAAGAAGCAATATCCAACTATGGATAAGGCTACCGACTATATTACCTCTCAACGCAAGGACATCTATCATACCCAGGAGGATGTGGAGCGCAAGATAAATGGTGTGAATGATATGCTGGATCAGTATATCAATGGCGAAACAGAGCTGGACCCTAGCCAACTTATGGAATTGAATACTTCAAAGGCTCAACTGGAGGTCCTGCAGACTAATTTGTCTGTTGCTGCCAAGGGTTTGAAGGCTCAGGCTAATAAACTCAGCAGACTCTACAAAACGGAAGTTAGCAAGCAGGAAATGGAGAAACTGGGCAAGACACCTTCAGAGCAACGTAAGGCATTGGTGGCTGATGCGCTGAAGAAGAACGATATGAATGCTATCCATGATATATATAAGGATGCTTCCGTTGATGTGATGGACTTAACTCCTCAGACTCTCGAAGAGGCTGTATCAGAGTCTTTGCTTCCTCATAGCTTGAATCCAGAATCTCTTCAATATGAGTTGGGCAAGAGCAATTTTAAGTTTGGTATTGGCAAGGGGTATGATTCTAATAAGTTCAATTATCTTATTGCAAAGAAAGGAACCGGTATGTCGGTTAACGAATTTGCTGTGAGAGTATATAATGACCTTCCTGTAAACTTGCAGGATATGGGATATACCGATCAAGATGTTCGTAATGCCCTTCTTGATATGTTCAAGTCTTATGACAGCGTGAAGGAAATGAGAAATGTGGCTCTAATGAACCGCATAGCTGCTGCAGAAGATGAACTTTCAAGCGAGGAAGAGTATTACGAAGCACAGAAAGAGCGAGAAATTATCGAAAGACAGGCAGAAATTGAGCAATATAAATCGTATATTCACGAAAAAGAGTTATCTTTGCCGTCTGAAAGCGAACTTGATCACATCAATGGACTTGAATTTGACCGTATGATGGAGATTGAGGATCGTGAACGAGAGTACAAACAATATGTTAAATCAATTTTACCAGAATTAGCTGATTATGATGACAGAAGCAATGAAGAAGGATATGGAGGAGGCAGTAGCCTGGGTAGCGACTCTTCACGGAGAGGAGTTGATGAAAGAAATAGCCAAGGCGAAGAAGTTGGTAACGGAGAAGCATCTTCTGAGTCCGAGATTGGAGAAGGCTCTGATAGCGGACGCAAAGGGCGACAAGAGACTGGCAGCATGGAACCTGGCAAAGGCTCAGCTGTTCGAGGCTCACATCTACCGCAAGAAACATCCTTCGGAGAACGTTTAAAGAGTGCCATTGCCGAAACTGAGACCGAAATAACAGAGGCTCAGAAGAAGGCAGGAAACTACAAAAAGGGTCATTTGTCCTTTGGTGGCTACGATTATACCGTAGAAACACCAAAGGGCGTGACTCGCAGCGGTAAGGACGAGCAGGGCAAGCCTTGGAGCGTGACCATGCACGATACTTACGGCTATATCCTTGGTAAAATTGGCGTTGATGGTGACCATATTGATATGTTCATCAATGACGCTGCAGACCTTGATACTTTTGATGGTAACGTTTATGTTGTTGACCAGGTGAACCCAGAGACTGGTGAGTTTGACGAGCATAAGGTGATGTATGGCTATCCTTCTGAGGAGGCTGCTACAGAGGCTTATCTTGCCAACTACTCCAAGGGCTGGAAGGGACTTGGTAAGGTTACTTCTGTGCCTAAGGCTACCTTTGACAAGTGGCTGGAGTCTTCTGACCGCAAGACTAAGCCTTTTGCGGAGTATGCTATGGTACAGAAGGAACAGGCAAAATTTGACCGCGATGTGAAGGAGGTGAAGCCTTCGGAAATGACGGAGGCGCAGAAGGTGGCTTATGATGCTGTATCTACTATGCTTAAGAAGGCTGGCATCCCTGTGAAGGTTGTTAGCAATGAGGATATGGAGAAGGTAGCTGAGGCGCAGGATAACCTGGCAGTAGAAATGCTTTTGAATGATCCTCGTCTTCGCTTCTATATCAAGACTCCTGAGCAGAAGGAGGCGGCCAAGGCTGCTTATGACTGGGCTGCTAAACACAGACCTGACAAATTTAAGCAGTATGCCATCGTTAATATGGATAATCCGAACCAACCTCCTCAGTACTTTGAGAAGAAGGACTTAGCTGAGAAGTGGCGCAAGTACTATACCAATGCCTGGAAGATAGGAAACTACAAGGCATTTAATCTCAATAAGCCATTTGAGGAACAAATCAAGGACATTAAGGGTGATGTTCCTAGTGAGTTTGACCCTTATAAGGCAGAATCTCTGCTCAATAAGAGAATCGAGTTAGAGAAGCAGATTAAAGAAACCGAGGATTCCTATAATGCCAAGAAGAAAGAGCGCGCAGAGTATCAAAATCAGTTAATGCAGGACTATATGGATCAGCATGGCTTATCTTCTGAGAACGATATTCCAGATGATGTTTGGACTGACTACAGGGATAAATCCTTTGAAAAGTATCAAGATACACTTGATGACTTGTTCCATAAGTATGTTGAGTTAGATAATCAGTTGAAGGCTGTTGCTGAGCCTGGAGTGCAGTATTTGAAGGGTAAGGGTGTGGTTTATGGCTACACTGATGGCAAGGAGATTGTGCTGAACCAGGAGCATCTGAATCCCAATACTCCTATCCATGAGTACCAGCATCTTTGGCGTACTGCTGCCAAAAATATGAATCCGGAACTTATAGAGCATGGTGATAAACTCATCATGCAGACCCAGCTATTTGCTGATTTGAAGAAGGATCCTAACTATAATCATCTGACAGATGAGCAGATTTGCGATGAGGCTTTTGCTCGTTTGACCGGTGAGGACGGAGCTGCCATCCTGGAACAGATGGCTAAGGATGCTATCAAGGAGAATCCGCTTGATACGGCCAAGGAACTGAGCGTTATCAATAAGTTGAAGGAGTGGCTGAAGAAGTTCTGGTATTGGACTCTTGATACATTTACGAAGTGGAAGCCTGAGGACATAAAGAAAATGACCTTGGAGGATATTCGTAATCTTGTGTTGAGAGACCTGGCGAATGGGGTGGATCCACGAACTAAACTTCATGAGGCAGAGAATGCTGATGACATCAAGTTTATGGGGTCTACTACCAAGAAACGTATGAAGGACATTTCTACACAACTAGAAGGTAGAGAACTTGATGAGGCTCAACAGGCAGTTGCTGATGTTTATTCTGGGAAAAAGGATAATGTATCATTAACCGTGGAGCGTGAAGATGGAAGCAATAAAATCATCATGCGCCAAGGAAATGATAATCATGCAGGAACAAAGCATAGCGTATTCCGTCATTATGGTGTAAAAGCTAATTCTTTAAATGTTGATGATTTGTTGCTGATTCCTACAGTATTAAAAGAAGGTGAACGCAAAGTAAGCGATAATGGCAGAGTTGCCTATGTTTATGTAGATCCAACTTCACAAGTAAAATACACTGTAGTAACAGAACCAAAGAATAACAAGGAATTTTTTAATGATTTCTATTCAAATAAAAAAGCAAATCCATCAGAGACGTCTAGGGTAGTTGAAAACTCCACAAACACTCCCGAAGGAGCACATAACAATGATGGAAATGCTTTTATGGATGCAAAGGTAGATAATAATTCTGAAACCGCCAAGGGAAATGGTGAAAATTTATCTGTGGAGGATAAAATAAAGGCTGTTTCTCAGCAATTTGGGGTTGATGAGGCTGATGTGGCGATGTATGCCAATGCTATAAAGAAGGGTTCTACTGCTGAGGCTGCACGTGCCAGGGCTAATATTAAGCGTCACTTGATGCAGGTAAATGAAGGTAACATTTTCTCATTTAAGGATATGGTTAAGTACACCGTGCCTGTAAATAATGCCTTGAAGGAGAATTTTGGCGACCTTGATGCCATGATCGAGGAGCGCATAAAGCAGGTAGAGGCTGAGCGTAACGCCATGGAAGCCGCTAGAAAAAGAGCTGAGGAAGAGGAAGCTAAGCGAAAAAAACACTTGGAGGAACTTTCTCTGATTCCTGATGTTCAACTTGACAAGCAGTATATGGATGCTCTTGCTAAGGGTGATGATGCTACTGCCAGGGAGATGCTTGATGAGGCTGCAAGACGCAAGGGCTATGATGATACGGAAAGCTCATATCAGGGTGTAGGCGCATGGAAAGCACCGGGAAACCCTGGATATGAAAGTGACAAGGCGAGACGTGACGATTGGGAATCTAGCGGCTCGGATGTGAACTTGGAGGATATGGCTTTGGGCTATACTCCTCAGCCGGATGATTACTTCTCTCACCCTGAGCGTTATTCTCAGAACACTCCTCATGGATTGGAATCTGTGAAAGCCATCAATGCGGCTATTGATGCCATTAAGAATGGTGAGAAGGATGTTAAGGTAAAGGTTTATCGTGCTGTTCCTACTTCGGTGAAGGAAAGTAAGTTGCGTAATGGTGACTGGGTTACTCCTTCTAAGAAATATGCCGAAATGCACGGAACAAACCGTCTGGAAGGCAAATATCGTATCATCGAGGATGAAGTGCCTGCAAATCAACTGTGGTGGGATGGTAATGACGCAAACGAGTTTGGCTTTGATGATGGCAAGGAGTATAAATACAAGAATGCCAAGAACAACAGAAAGTTGAACGACCTTGTTACCTATGATGATAAGGGTGATGTTATTCCTCCTTCTAAGCGTTTCAATTCTCGCAAGAGCGATGTCCGATTTCATCGAGTGACTGAGGTGAAATCTCCTATCGTGGAGCAGAAGTTGCAGAAGCATCCTGATTCGCTGATGAAGGCTGGCACTTACTTTAGTGGTGGTGGACTGGTAGAGGAAGGTTTGAAGGGTATCATCGACCCTGTAGTGGCTGTGGAATATGACCGGAAGATAAGCGGTGTATATCGCAACAACTTCGGGCAGCATATTGTTACGGCTGACGTGAGAGACGTGGATCCGAAGGAACTGGTGAAGCATATTGATGGCGAGGTGGAGTATTTCCATGCTTCGCCTGTATGCAAGAACTATTCGCAGGCCAAAAGTAATAGTGGAGAGGTGGAACTTGACAAGGAGACTGCCAAGAGTACTGCCGACTTCATTGATGCCGTGAAACCGCGAGTGGTGACTATCGAGAACGTGAAGGGTTACAAGGACTCTGAGGCGATGAAGATTATAACACGGGCACTTGATAAGAATGGCTATACATGGGATTCTGATGTGTATAATGCCGCAGACTATGGTGGCTATACCAGCAGGGAACGACTGATTGTTAGAGCCGTGAAGGACGGAGAACTGCCGGAAAAGCCAAATAAACAACCACATAAGGGTGGATGGCTAGAGGCTGTGGAGGATATTCTTCCTACCCTGACGGTGAAGGAAAGCGGTGTGGCTCCATGGATGGATGCCAGATTGAAGGCTGACGGAATTGACTGGCAGAAGGTGGAGAAGCCTCTTTACGTAATGGGCAGTGCTTATGCCGATGGCAAGATTCCTCATGCCTATGGGGATGAGATTCTGCCAACGTTGAGAACCAAAAGCGGAGACGTTATCATCATGCCGGGTGGAAAGGTATTGCGTGCTGATGGCAGGGTATTGGCTAGGATTACCGGACTGGGCGATGACTATAAATTGCCTAAAACGGAATCTTTGGCACATACCATCATTGGCAATGGTATTCCGGTACAGTTGACTCAGGGCGTGATTGCTCCTCTGCTGAATAAGGATGACTTGTCGGGTAGAAATGTATTGGCACGACTTGGCAGCTCTATCTTCAAGAACAACTGGGATGCAGACAAGCAGAAACAAGTGAGCGACCGGGTAGTGAACACTGCCAACAAACTGGGTGGTGCTGAGGCTACAGTTTACACTTCTGTGGATGAGGTTCCTGATGCTTATCTGAGTGATGTGAAGAATGGGGCTACCGGATGGTATGACCCTACTACGCATACGGTTCATGTTTATCTGCCTAACTGTGCTGATGTCAACGAGGCTGAGAGAACCGTGCTTCATGAGAAGATAGGCCATGAGGGTATGGAGGTGCTTCTGGGTGGCGAAAATGAAGTGAGAAAATTTGCCAACTTCGTTTACCGTTCTGCAAGTAAGGATGTTCGAGGCAAGATTATTGACTTTGCCAATAAATATGATCCGGACTGGAAGAACAATGATCGTATAAATGTGGGAACGCAGGAGTATATCGCTCATCTTGCCGAGGAGGGTCCTAAGACTGCTGAGGACTTTTCTCTATGGACTAAGATTAAGCATTATCTCATTAAGGTGCTTAAGAAGCTTGGTGTTCGTGTGCCGGGACTTCTCAATGACAAGGATTTGAGATACTACCTGATGAAGGCTGGCAAGGCTCTGCACGTTTGGGACGAAATGCCTCAGGAGAAGCAGGAAGCCATGATGAAGCAGGCTAGCAATGCTGAAATCAAGGATGCGCTATCTGATGGTGCTAATCTACCTTCTGAAGAGGACAATAAGCCAAAGAAGAAAACTGAGCGTGGTCGCATAGATGAGGCTACTGGTGCTTTCAAATTGGCTCCTAATGGTGAACAGTCTAATCTGAGCAAGAAACAGTATATTGAAGCTCGTACCAAGAACTTTAAAGATTGGTTTGGCGGTGATTGGGAGAAGAAACCAAAGGACTTTAAGAATAAGCTGGATGCTAACGGTGAGCCTTTGGAGAAATACGTGGAAGGCTATTTGAACCGACCAAAGAAACCAACCATGCCAAAGAAACGCAAGGGAGAGGATGAAGCTACTTTCTTCGGGCGCAAGATGCTTTACTCGCAAGCCCTAGAGGATTGGCCTAAGACTGAGGCTGATTGGAAGAAGCGTATAGACGAGTTTGACGAGAACACGCTTGCTGCCCTCACTCCTCCTGATGAGGAAGCCATCCGAGAGAAGTATCAGAAGCAATATGAGAATGATATGGCTAGTTGGAGGAAGGATCATCCTTATATAAAGGAAGGCGAGGAGAGACCTTTTGAAATTCCTGATATGCGTGACTATCAAAGCCTACAGGATTATGGCGAGGCTCTGAGAAAGCATGAAATATGGAAGACAGCCCCTCATAAAGACGAGTACGATAGAATGGCAGAGGACGAAATCATATCAAAGGTGGCTCTTATGGATGCTGTTCAGCACCCATTCAGTGAATATGCCCGATTGAAAGCGATGAAGGCAGAGTTTCAGCACATGCGCCACGTGATGCAAAATCAAAAGGTGTATGACCAAAATACTACTGATGCCGTGGTGCAGTTTGCTAAAAGATTTATGAGTCTGGGGTATGGTGATGATTTGGGTAGAGGTAGTATAAACACCTTGCTCACTATTGTGAAAAATAGTTCAGGTAAGAAATCGTATGAGATTTCTCAGCAACTTTATCAAGTGATGGATGTGTTAATGAACAATCAACTCAGAAACTTCGACAGAGCTGTCATGAAGACCATGAGCATTAAAGAACTGAAAGAGAATGCCAAGGGTATTCAGGTGCAGGGTAAGCTGGAGTTGAGAGGTCAAACAACAATCAAGGCTTTCCGTGATGCTGTCTCTTCAAGGATTTCTTCTGATAAGCTTGATGAGAAAATCAGCAACTTGATTGACAAGATGGCTGCTGACAAGAAGAATGCTTCATCCTATCAAGACGAGCTGTTGGGTCTGAATCTCGCCAAGCAATATGTGGACTACATAGACTCCAGTAGAAATGACGCTATCGAAATCGAGGATTTGAAGAAGCTTGAGATTGAAAACTACAAGGATAGAAAAGGTATCTATAAAGGTGAACGAACTAAAGCTCTTCTTCAGGAACATGTGGAACGACTGAATCAATACGATGAGGCTCTCTTTAATAATAAGGTAGAACGTATGGACCGATATTCGCAACTGTTGGCTAACCTTGGAGGTATGATAGACGAGAGCGTGAAGGGAGCTAGAGAGTTTCAGGAGCGTGATGCTCGTCGTGCCATCAATGTGAAGATGATGGCCAGTGCCGATTTGGGTGACAAGAGCATGAACCAGCACCATAAGGAGAATTGGAAAACCAGATTGTCTAATAGTGATGTTGCCCGTTTGTTCTGTTCTCCTCTAGGTTCTTTTGATGCCTTGATGCGCGAGTTCGGTAGCAAACAAATCAATGGTGAGGGACAGTTGTGGAATCATTTTGTCCGTGGAGCGATGAAAGCATCAAACGATGTGTTCAAGAGCGTAAGAGAAGCTAACAACGAAATAGACTTGAAAGTTTCAGAGTTGTTTGGCAAGGTTACTGAGGATAAGAACGGCAACAAGAAGGGCAATATGACACTGAACGATCTGTATGCCTTGGAGCGTAGCAATAAGGTAAAGAGCTTGGATGTGACAATCCGTGATATAGAGGGCGAACAGACCTATAAGTTACAGCAAGGCAACCTGATGTACATCTATATGGTGAACAAAATGCCTGATGGTGCCATGAAGCTAAGAGAGATGCGCATCCTCGATGCTGATGTGGAAAGGATTAAGGAAAACATTGATCCTCGTTTCTTGAAGTTGGCAGACTGGATTCAAGGTGAGTTCTTGCCTAAAATGCGTACCAAGTATAACAAGAGACATGAGGAACTGTTTGGCGCACCTATGCCTATGGTGGAGAACTATTTCCCATTGAGAGTGCTAAAGAACGCCCGATATATGGAGGAAGATGTGAACAATACGAGTGATGGTAGCAATGCCTTGCCTTCTACAGCTACAGGTGCCATCATCAAGCGTAAGACAAACAAACTTCCTTTGGACATCCTTAATGCCGATGCCCTTAGTGTGACCATCGATAACATCAAGGAGATGGAAAACTGGTACAACTATGCGCCTATCCGCAAGGATGCCAATACGCTTTTATCTGATACTACTTTCAGAAATCGTGTCCAGAACATGACTACCATCTATGGCAGTGGAGAGAGACTTTGGAATAACGTGAAGGATGCTACCGCAGTGGCCATGGGCACATATCGCCCTAAAGGTGGTACAGACTTGGCTGTTTCCATTAAGAACATTGGCAAGGGTATTACTGGAGCAAAAATATCGGGTCGTTTATACACAGCTTTCAAGCAGATACTTAGTTTTCCTTTGTTCTTAGCTGATGCTGACCTTGGTAGATTCGCCTGGTATTCTGTCAATCCTTACGGATCATTCAAATGGGCTATAGAGAATATGCCTAATTTTGATAAGCGTTGGTCTGGACGCAAGTTAGGTGATACCGTTCTTATGGATGACCCGACCGATTGGAAACTATGGCATACCAATCTCATGGAAAAGGCTGCTTACTATGGTATGACACCAAACGCACTTGTGGATGCCGTTACTTGTGCAGTAGGAGCAAGAGCCGTATATGATACCAAGTATAAGCAGTATATCAAGGCAGGACTGACCGAGGAGAGAGCTAAGGAAAAAGCACTCAGCGATGCAGAGATTAACTTTAATACTTCTCAGCAAAGTTCGGAAGGTGCCTTTGTCTCTCCAATGCAGCTAGACAGAACCTTGGAGTCTGCCATCTTCACGCCATTCAGAAACTCCAGTATGCTTTATGAGCGAAAGGGTATCAATGCGCTTAGAAACTTGAAGCATCGTTTCGAGAAAGGACACAAGGAGGCTTCAATCAAATATATGGCAGCTCAGCTGATGGAAGAAGGCGTAGGATATGAGCAAGCAACCAAGGCTGCAGAAAAGATGTACAAGAAGGGATTGATGCATAACATTGCAGATGCTATTGTAGCTTTGTGGTTGGGACCTATCATCTGGAATCTTGGAGGAAGTCTTGGTTATCTCATACCGTATCTTGGTGATGATGAAAACAAAAAGAAGAAAATGGTAATTGATGCCGTGATTCTCGGTTTGCTTGAAGGTCCAGTTGATGGTTTGGCAGGAGGTCAGTTTATCAACACTGCCATTGCCAACACAATTACATCTGATGGAATCAGCCTTAAGGGACTGAAAAATGTAGATTTCTCTGGTATGCCAATGCTTTCAGATTTCAACTCTATGATAGAGAAGTTTGGCTATGACAAGGTGGCTGGAGCACAAGACCTAATGTTTATGGTAATGCAGAGTGGTACAGGTTTCAACCCAAAGACTCTGACCGATGCTATCAATGCTTGTATCGACTATGGTAATGGTGATATGACCAATGCTAAGGAGATTGCGTTGTTTGTGTTCCGTTTGATGAATGGACCTGCAGCAACTGTGGACAATCTCTATATCGATGAATTAGGCATGAAGGGCAAGGATGCCAAGAAACTAAGCTACGAAGAGCTTGCCAAGCGATATGCAGAATATAAGTTTGGTAAGAACACTTTTGGCTTAGGCAAACTCTACTCTGATGAAGAGAAACAAAAGAAGCTGAAAGCTATTGAAAAATCTTTCGACAAGAAAGTTTCAGAACGTTTGGCTGGTATGGATAGAGAGGACTTGAAGAACGAGTTTTCCGAGTCCAGAAGTCTGAAGGAGAAGAAACTTATCGGTAAGATCATAGCGGACGAATTGGAAACTAAGGATTCCGAAGCGGTCAAGAAGGCTAAGGCTGATGCTTCATACCTTCGTCAGAGAAACTTTTCGGACTTGATGGATGACCTATACTTGCAAAAGGAGTGGGAAGCCACCAATGAAGCAAATGCTGGTCTTGAAGAGTTAAAAGGCAATGGCGCATCAGAGAAAGAAATCGAAGCCTATAAGACCAAGCATAAGGCTGATTTGGATAAACGAAAGGCTATCCAGAAAGCTAGAAAAAAGATGCAGAAAAAGAAAGCTGATATTTCATCAGATAATGATGAAGCTACCATGGCAGCAATCAGAAAGCTGAGAGATAGTATTTTGAAGACTGTTCGCCAGACAAAAAAGTAGTCCTGAAGAGGGTATGTCATAAGTTAAAGATACGCCCTCTTCTTGTTGTTGGAAAAGATAGGATATGTTTTAGAGATAGTTAGCATCTTCAAGCGCACAACAGCTGTTGTGCGCTTGCATAACAACTGATATGCGCATGCACAACAGGTGATGTGCATGCGGTGGTCAACTGTTATGCGCCAACTATTATCTAAACTTATGACACATCCTCCTTATGAATAGGAGGAAATGTTCTATATTTCCGAAAATAGGCTTTGCTAATTCGTTTTTATGTTCAATATTTCCATACATAGAAAAAGGGACTTGCTTCACAGCGAGTCCCTTTTTGATAGTTATAAAAAATCTAAATCCAAATAAATTTATAATAGTTATGATTAATGAATCATTTGTGTGTTTAAAGTTGAAGATGTTGGAGCGATGTTATCCGAGAGAAGGACCAGATGCATTCTCTGGTTCCTTTTTCTTTGGTGATGCCCAGCGAATGTAATCAGCCATGCTGTCATCCATGCGCTGTTGTTCACTCTTTGGATTCTCCTTCTTTTTCTCGCCCCAGAGACGTTGGGCAATATCATCCAAACACCATTGCCAATCGTCTCGAAGAGTGATGACCTTGGAACTTGGCATGATGGTTACATCTGCCTTTGGTGGATCAACACGCTTGGTGTTGCCATCCTTATCGGTCTCCTCCTTGGTACTGATAGAGGCGAAAGGCACGTTATTGTCATTAAGAAACTTCTCCACATCCTCCTTCTTGTTGTCGCAAAGGAGAATGCAGACGGAAACCTTATTCTTCTTCAAGGTGGTGAGGGCTTCTTTAGCCTTGCCTACCAGGGAGAGGTTGCCTTTATCATCTTTTGTGATGACGCAGGCTTCGTGAACATTGATTGATTTACTCATACTTAAAAACGTTTTTAAATGAAATGCGGAACAAAAATACTAGGAAATGATGGAAAAGTAATGTTAAGTTGCGCAACTTATCACTAATAAGCGAGAAAAATGCGGTATTTTTGGCGAAAAATTAAGAATTATGGTTGACAATCATGTAATAAATGACATATCGAACTATGCAGAGCCGGGACCAGACTCACTTGAAGGAGTGAGCCGGGAGCGGTTTACGCAGAGCCAAAGTAATCTTCTGTTGCTGCAATGGGCTTGCCAATACTTCTATGATGGTGCAGAACTGAGAAAGAAGTGGAAGCGAGCGCAAGACTTCGTGATGGGAAGACAGTTGGAAGAGCTGATAGAATGGAATGGAAGAAAGATTACCATCCGGCAGTATATGGAACTGAAAGGTATGCCAATACTGGAATACGATGTAATCGGAGACAAACTTCTTTCGCTCGTTGGTCTTGTGCGCCAGCAGCGCAGTACTGCTACATGTAGTGCCGTGGATCCAAACGAGGAAGACTATATCAGTTTCTTCAATGAATATCTTCGTCAGAACGACAACTTGAACGACAGGCAAGAGTTAGACGCGAGAATGTTTTACGCCTTCTGTGTCTTCGCCTTTGTGGGCATGAAAACCTATTATGGCAGAAGGGATGGCAAGAATGGTATCTTTGACTATTCTGTAGACATCTTTAAGCTAGCTTTACCACCTTTCTTTAAGTATGACCTGAGCGATGTGGAATTTATTGCTGAGGCTCATGATTTGACTTGGCGAGAGATTATTGCTACCTTTACAAATGGAAGCAAGGAAGAGGCTAATAAACTCCGTGAGATCTATCTACAGACGCAGCACCATTTTGCGCCCGAACAGACTTATCACCCGACTGGTGAAGCCCAGTATGCCGGAATAGATGATTTCACCCATTCTTCAGTAGTAGGCAAGTACCGGGTATTGGAAATCTGGACAAAAGAAACCAGACCAGCCATTTGGGTACATGACTGGGAGAGTGGAGATTGCGGATATGCCTCTCCTGACCAGCGTGCCTTCTATGAGGAGAAGAAACGCAAGATAGAGGAATCCAACATTATGAAAGATGAGAATGGCCTACCTATGCTCGATGAGAATGGTGAGCCTATCTACTATGTAGACCCTTCTGAACTTAAGACCATCGAAATTAAGGATGAGGCAGAAACCTACTGGTTCAGAAGATATATCACACCGAATGGCTATCTGCTGGATGCCAGGGAATCACCATACTATGTGCTCAGGGACGGATTCAGAACCTCTATCCATCCATACACCTTCGTTGCCTATCCATGCTTGAATGGCGAAGTAAGAAGTTTTACGATGCGAGCCGAAAACAACCAGCGCACCTTGAACCATTATATGATGATGATCAACTTCATTGTAGCGAATGGTGCCAAGGGAACGATGCTTGTTGACGAGAACGCATTGAGCGAGAAACAGAGCATCGATGAAATGCAGGTGAACTATACCAAAACGGATAGTATCATCTTGTGGAACTCCAAGAATGGAGGTAAACCACCTCAGACATTGGTCAACAAGAGTATTCCGGCAGGTGTTGACTTCATGGTGAATTTTGCCAAGACGATGGCAAGCGAGGGAAGTGGTGTGCAGGGTGCTCTTCAAGGACAGCACCGGAATACCAGCGGTAAGCAATATCAGTTGGAAAGAGAATCATCATCTACCACCATACAGGACTTTGTTGAGAGTTTCAACAACTTTAAGGTACGTGTGGCCAAGAAGAAACTTTACCTGATACAGGAATTTTGTACCGATGCTGACAGCGTGAAACTGACAGGTGATGAATTTGAAATTCACTTCAATTCAGAGACCATGAGAGATATGGATCTAGATGTTTCTATCGACTTGGACGCATACAGTCCACTTATCAGAGCAGCCAACAACGATATGGCTTGGCAGATGATGGTGAGCGGCAAGATGGATCCTTATACCATGCTTACGGTTGCTAATTTCCCTGGTACAGGAAGAATGAGGAAATACTTCAAGGAGCAACTGGAAAAGCTAGAAGCTCTTCAGGCACAGCAAGCAGCCAATGGACAGATGCCTACAGATGGAGGGCAACAACAGGCAACAGCACCTGATACGCATCTAAAGGATTCCAGTGATGGAGCAAATGATTTGGCAGCCCTTCCTTCGGCAGCTATGTAGAAAAGAAGTTCTTAGTTAATTCATAATATTGAACGAAATGTTGTTCGGTTCTTAGATTAGATTATTTTATTTTTTTAGGTTTATTAGTTTTTAAGGTTGTTAGATTGTGAAGAGGAAGCCGTGATGGTCTCCTCTTCTTTTTGTTTAGTCAATACCATGTTTCTTCTTGTATATGCGTAACTTAAACATCAGGGTAGAAACTCGGTACATGTAGTATTCTTGCCAGTTTTTTAGTTTGGTTGTGCGCACCTTGTTGTCCGCATCGCAGCCGATGGCTCCCCACTTGGAAGGGGTATAGTAGTAGGATGCGGCTTTGATGTCTTCTACATTTTTGAAATAGCGAGTGGCTTTCCACTTGCCCATCTGGACTAATCTTCGATAGGAGAGCATGCACTTGCGGTTAGGATCGTAGGTCATAATCGCCCAATCTTTATGCGACTGGTCGTAGAGCATGTAGAAACGAGGCGCACCACATTCTTTATACTTGGCAATGGTTGCCTTGACTCCTTTTTGCCACATGCGTGTGGCACGGAAAAGTTCGATACGAGTGACGATAGGCTGGTAGATGGCTATGAGCATCTTACGCAGCAGGTTTGAATAACTTTGTTTCATTTTTCTTTTTACTTTTAATTATTAACTTATATGGACAGGCGATAGAATCGCCTGGAACGGTGACTATACAGGGGCGTATCATGCTGCTGGCTAGATAGAGGCTAGTTGCCCCACCACCTATGCCTGACAACTCAGCTACTACTGGAGGGCGGTTGCGGAGACGTTCACGTTCTATCTCTGACTTTGAACGGAATGGAACGATTTCCGGTGCTGGCATATCCTTTTCTACGTAGAGGGCAATGGCGCGCGCCATGACACGGTCATCATGCTTTCCGGCTACGGCTCCATAACAGTCGTTCTGCTTGTAATAGAGGAAATAGGTACATTCGTCTATTGCCGCAAGTTCTCGTTCCATATAGCCACCATCACGGATGATGCGAGCCATGGTCTTCACTACTGCCACCTTGGTTGCCTTGTTGGTATTGAATCCCCATTTCATTTCGATATTCTTCACCTTCTTCAGTTTGGATTGTGATGCGCTATAGAGGTTATCGTATAGAGGCAGAAGGATAGGGAAGAACAGCTCTGACTGATTGCCCTCGGTATTGTTCATGCGCGAGTAGGCGGTATTGTTCTCGATGACCAGATAAGCATCATTATAGAAATGAGCTATCTGGGCGCAGCGCATGGCTAACTGATCGGCATCGCAGTGGCCATGCCACTCAGCTACGATTTCCGGTACACCACCATAGATTTCATCGTAGCGGTCGAGGACTACAATATCTGAGAAGTCGGAGGTTTTATGAGAACCACCAATATCGCAGGCTACAACGTAACGGTGCTTGACAATCTCGGAGTTATCGGGTCCAGCCCAAACTTTGAGAGGTCCACCAGCACGCTCTACGAAACGGATGTTGTTCATGCAAGCAGGGTCGGCTGCATCGTAGGAATCTCCCTCGATGTCGCCCACCATGATAGGCTCGATGCCCTTGCAGTCCTCTTCCATTTCCTTCAACTTGTATGGGTCGAAGACTGTAGTACCTGAGAAGAGGAAGGCTTCTACATCATCAGAAGGGAACTCCTGACGCATATCGTCAAGAGTCTCATACTCCTTGGACTTCTCGATATACCAATGGATGCCCTCGAAGGATGCGCCTTTACATTCGTAGAGCCACCAATAGTACTTACCATGACCTTGCTCGTCATTGCGATTCTTCCACAGCCAGATGGCGAAATCGGCACGTTCATCCTCGGAAGCAAATGGCAATATATATTTTTCAATTTCGAACCATGCCACGAAGACAGGAGTAAATGCAGACAGAGGTTTTCCGTCTTTGTCTACTGAGTTTGCGGCTACCCAGGCATCGTGGAACTCGTTTTCTCGTCCGTTAGGCGTTGACTCTCTGACGATGAATGTTAAAGGATCTGGCTGAATAGATGATGATGCAGCCTTGATCACCTTAGCTGGAGTCCACTCTGTGGTGTTAGGGAAGAAGGCTTCCTCAGTAATATGAGCAAGGGCAGCATCACCAGAACGACAAGATTCTGGGTTACGGGCAGAACCCGTCTGTATCTTGCAATCGCGTGGAATGAGATACTTGATATTCTGTATGGTTCCTGATGTCTTGATTTTGCGAGGGTCGTTCTTAAATGGTACACCAATGTCGTAGAAGAGCCATGTCGGAATGGCATTAATTAGCTTCTCGTACATATCGAATACCTGTGTGGCAGATGAAGACTGGTGGCCAACGATATTACTATTCCAGTTTGTCTTCCAGAAGATCTGCAGCCATGCCATGTAGATGTCGGTAAGGGTAGAACCACCCCATTGGCGGCACTTCAAGAGAATGACACGGATATAGTGGTACTGACTATGAAGGCGTAACTGTTCGAAGACCTTGGCTAGTTTGATCTGGGCATTGCGAAGAAGAAAAGGTATATCCTCACCACCATCCTTATTCTTGATTCGGGCATAGGCGTAGGCGAAGAAATAGAAATCATGCTTACAGCGCAGGCGGATGAGATACCGGAAGACTGCATCGCGAGCCTTCTCTTGGTCGAAGTCAGGCATGTACTTATCGCAGAAGGCCTCTATAGAACCACATTTGATGATGGCGCAGAACTTCTTTTCTTTCAGCATTTCCACCGGGAGCCAGAGTTTCTTTCCCTTTAAGAAATCCGAGATGACACATTCAAAGCGGAGACCAGGGGCATTCTCTCCTGTAATGGGACGATAAGTAGCGAGGAGACTTTGGAGTCTTCTCTTATCTTCTTCAAGAATCTCTTTGAGTTTCTTATCAGAAATCTGCTGCTGAGGTCGAACCTTTAAGGAGGATTTTGCTACTGGCATTCGTTATATAGAATAATGTTAAGTGTTGAATGTTAAATGTTAAGTGTGTTGGCATGCCGGATAAATCTCTCTGCCTTGGAATAGATGAAACCTAAACAGAATAGAACTATGTGGAAGATACCAGCTATGTAAGGGAGGAGGAAACCTATAGCCATACCGAGCATCATTTGCCAGAAGTAGATTCGGTGATACCGATAATACCATTGCGCTGAGAATCCCATGAAGAAAGAAATCAATACGGATGCACCCAATACAGGTAATGCCGGATAGTATACGAACGAAATCACCACGGAGCAGAGCCATGCAGCCAGTAGGCGATGGAAGCGGAACTGATGATGAAACATCAATATGCACCAGCCGTTGATACCCCAGTGTATAAAGTTGGCATGACCGAACATATATGCGAAATGGGTGTATAATGGCGATGATGGAGACACTGCCAGCGAAGCATGAAGCGGAATGATGAAAGCCATCAGGAGGATGATGAGAAGTGTAATATATAATGTACGCATAATGGAAGTGATTTATCGAGTTATGAATGATGTTTTCTTATTGCGGAAATAATTGTTTATTTTCATCTGTATATATCTAGGAGCCATGCCCAAATTGGGCGCAGGAAGATTCAGGCATACATACACAAGATTTTTGGTATTGTATTCCTTGTATTGATCCATCTGCCGGAGACGCAAGAAATCCTGATAGAAATCTTCAAAGAGTTTTTCTTTCATGGCTTGGTATTTGCCGAATTTAGGCTTTTCCCCCTTGATGCGTTTACATACATACCGATAGGCTGTGCTATCGGCGAGATAATAGCAAGAGGCAGGCATCTTGGCGATGTAATTGCATATCTTAGCCATGGTGGTAGGATATTCTACCATCCTCTTGGCCTTACGAAAGAGCAGATACATTTCTTGATCTCTTTTAAGGTAAATTTCGGATATGGAATTTAGATGTTTCATACCAGCAAAATTAATTCATCAAGATGCAGAACTTATCACAAAGTAATGCGAAATTTTCCTTAATTTAGCACACAAATATTAAAAATGAACATTTATGGCAAAAGAAATTATTGATAATCAGAAAGTTAAGTCAAAGCGAGATTCTTTCAGAGAACGTCTTGCTCAGCGTTATCCGGACTTGAATATGGACGATGATGAGGCTGTTTATGGTCAACTTTCGACCGATTACGACCAGTATGACCAGAATAAGCAGAAAATGGATGACTTCAACAAAATGTTGCAGGAAAACCCTCATGCTCCAAGTCTGGTGACAGGTCTTGTGACCAAGAAAAATGCCGATGGCAGCGACTTCAATTTTATCGATTTCATGATTGATGAGTTGGGTCAGGACTATGTTGATGCCATCAATGGTGACGAGAAGGCTAAGGCTCGTTTGAAGGCTAGTGAAAAAGAGAAACTTGAAGCCAGCGAGAAGCTAGCAAAGGACAATGAGCAACTTGCAGCCAATATGGAGCAAGAAGATGCCGAACTTGATGCAGCCATTAAAGAAGCGAAGTTGAAGCCTGAGGCGATTACCGATTTGATAGAATGGCTTTACAAGCGTAGCGATGATGGCGAGGATCATGATGATGATGGTTTCGTATGGCGTGCAGCTCGGTATGGCTTGAAGAAGGAAGACTTCTTGCGCCTCTTTCAAATCAAGGACTTCGACAAGGCTGTGGCTGATGCAGAAGAGCGAGGCTATAAGCGTGGAAAGAACGAGAAGATAGACCAGCAGAGGCAGCTTCACGATGGGAAACAAGGTGGTAAGAAGAACATCAACATTGATGGTGGCGGTGGTGCTCCTTCACTCCCAAAAGAGAAGAGCCGTACTGAACAGGTGTACAGCAAGATGATTGGAATGTAGAATTAGAAATTTATAATTAATAATTTTAAATGTATAGATTATGAAACAGTTTAAGAAATGGTTTGGTTTCATGATGGCGGTGCTTGTCATGATTCTTAGTGGTGGAAGTTCTTATGCAATGGCTGAAACGGCTCCACCTGTACCAGGTGGTGGTATTCCTGCTGGTGCAGGTGGCGGTGGTGCGACAGGTCCTTTGGATGGTCCCGGTGTAGGTGGCTCTGGTCCTCAGTGGCAGGGTGGTAGCCAGGAGCAGCAGGAAGCTATGGGTAACTGGGATTACTATGTAGCTCATGTTAACCCGACAGTTGTAGAAATGAAACTGGAGAGTTGTCCTATTGATCAGATTTTACGTGCATCCAAGAAGATGACTCCTATCGACTCTGTTCGAGTAGAATACTATTCTATCGGTCAGAAGCCTATCATGTCAAAACTTACTACTCAGGTTAATAAGCAGACCAATGGTAATTCTGTAACTTTCATCGTGGAGAATCCGGCAGCTTTCGATAATGGTGATGTTATTATGGTAGATGGCATCTATGGCTATGATGAGACAGGTACCAACAAGAGTACTTTGATTCCTCTTCAGTTCCGTGTTATCAGTCATGATAATGACAATAACCCTATTGCCTACGCTCTGAATGGAAAGAAAAACCCTTCGCGCGGCAACCGTGACTTTGAAGACAATATTCCGGTAGGTACAACTCTGATGCGCCTCGGAAGAGCCGCAGGTGAGAAAGAGGTTGAAACTGGTAGTTATTACTCTATGCCAGATAAGAGCTTCCAGTATTGCCAGCGATTTATCATGCAGGTTGAGGAGTCACTTATCAACCGTATGAGTAAGACTCAGGTAAAATGGGACTTCACACGACAGGAAAAAATGGCTATGGACGATATGCGTTATGGCCAGGAGCGAAGTGGTCTTTTCGGTGTAAAGAGCATGTCGAATGGTGGCGAGAAAGTTGGCTTGACCTATACCATGGGCGGTATTTACTGGGAAGCAGGCAAGGACTTGCAAATTGGCCATTGGGCTGTCAAGAAAGATGAGAATGGTGAAATTGTAAAGGCAAAGGTAAAAGTACCTAAGCCAGGTGGTTCCGATGGCGAAACTGTGGAGCAGGAAAAAACAGTATATGAGTATGTGATCAGCGAGAAGGAACTTTCTGCATTTATCGCTGCAGTATTGAAGGGTGCTGGTAACTCCAGCCGTACGAAACTTCTCTTCGTTGACAACTTGATTTATCAGGCATTTGCTAACCTTCGCTCTAACAAGCGTATCATTACCCAGACCGAAAAGGACTATCAGGGTTGGAAACTTGATTTTGAGAAGTTCGAGAGCATGGGTACAAAGATTCTGATTTATCGTCACGATGCTTTTAACTCCTGGGGTATGGATGGTAGAGCGTTCTTGCTGGATGCTCGTTATCTTGACAAATACGTATTCGGTGTATGGAGCAGAAACGAGTTTAACGCCAAGGATCTCTTGATTCGTAATACTGCAGGTGTTGTGATGGAGGAGTATAGCTGCTGGGTACTGACCTTCCCTGATGCTCATGCGCGTGTAGCCCGACCAGTCTTCACTGGTGATGGCGTTACAGATGAGCAGATTCTGGAGGCAGCGTAATCATCGTATAGGAAACTGATAGTTTTCTACATATATCAATCTAGGGGATAGTTGAGGCTGTAATGGTCTCGCTATCCCTTCACCCATAAACACAAAAGATATGTATAGATTTGTAGCAAACAGTATGCTCATCTTTGTGGTGACTCTGCCTAGCGGACTTATCAAGAGCGTGGAGTTTGAACGGTGCAGTAACAATGCTTATTCTTATTTTACTGACAATAAACAGGTGGCAGACTGCATCAGAAAGCATCCGTTAACGAAGGCTGGGCGTATCATCGATGAGAGTCAGCCCGAAGAGGTGCAGCTGCAGAAGCATGAAGAAGAGCATGTGACGAACGAGAACGCCCTTCACTTCGAGAATATCACCAAGGCTAAGAACTATCTCCAGAAGACGTATAAGGTAGATGTAAGGAAACTGAAATCACCTGAGAGTGTGAAGGAGAAGGCTAAAGAGCTGGGTGTGGTGATTGAGTTTTAGTTTATAATTTTTAGTTAATAGGTTTCTTGCTTATGGAAGTTCTAATGAGTGACCTTGTGAAGGAAATGCGCATAGCCATGGACGAAGTGCTCCATGATGAGGTGAATGACATCATTACAGATGATTCGGACACGGAAATGAAGCAAGCCATTGAAACGGCAGCTCAACAGATTCTGCTGCAAGCACCAGCGCAAATGATTCTCCCAAAAAGGGTGGAAGTTTCGCTGAACGAAAGCGGCAAGCAGGATTATGATGCCATCCAAACACAGTTTACAGATGGGCATGGTTGTCTGACTATTCCAGAAGACTGGCTGAGACTTGTAGAGTTGAGGCTACGAAGTTGGCAAAGCACGCTGACTATGCTGATGGAACCGGGCAGCAAGGAGGCTCAGATGCAAGCCTCCCGGTGGACCAGGGGAACGCCCCAGAAGCCAAAGGGCATGATTACCACATCGCCAACTACAGGAAAGCGAGTGCTGATGTACTGGACTGCCGGAAGGTATGATGCCAACCATGCACCTGTTGGAGCTGTATATGATCATGAGGTTGAACTGTTCACGTATATCCCTTATCAAAAGTTAGAGAATGTGTATTCTACTGATACTGGGCATGAAAAGGAAGTGACCGACCAGAAGATCATCCTTTCCCTGACAGATGAATGCAAGAAATATCTTATCTATCGTGCCATCAGCATCTTCCTGGTAAGTAAGAAGGAAAGCGATTTGGCAGAAAAGTATAACCAATTATCTCAAATATAATATTTTATGGCTAACGATATTAATAAAAAAGATCCTCACTACAAGGGAGAATATGGCAGCATCTATGAGGTGAATCGAAAGTTCCCTACTGGTGGTGTGGCCGGTGACTTTGTGGTGATAGACGGTTGGGCTCATTACTGGAATGCAGACAGAGGAACTTGGTGTGTAAATGCCGAGAGGGATAGCTATTGGGACGAGTTGATAACGAATATCATAGAAAAGTTTAAGCTCGTAAGAGGTGCTACGTATATGGGCGTGGCTAGTCTTGACACTGTGCCTACAAAGGCTATCGGTGCCAAGATGTATTATTTTGCGACCGTAGCTGGTACGTATAAAAACTTTGGTAATCTCGTAGTTCCTCAGGGCATCAATGTGCTCTATTCTGAGAATGGCAGCAGCTGGGTAAACACAACCTTGCTGGAAGTGGCTCAGGAGTTGGGCGTGAGCACCAATAAGGTTGTAAGCCAGAAGACCTTGAATGATGCTTTGAATCTTAAGGCTGATCAGAGTTCTGTGAATGAGGCATTGGCTAAGAAGGCAGACAATAAGCGTGTTGATGACGAGCTTGCTAAGAAGTTCGACAAGGAGAATATTGCCCAAGAGTTCGGTGATTCAGAGGATAAAGTAGTCTCCCAGTTTGCTCTTCCATTCAGAGAGATTGAGTCTCCAGAGTTTATCAAGGCAATAGTAGATGCAGAAAACCACTTCTTGTTTGGAATCCAGCTTGATGGTTCCATTGAGTGGGGCAAGGGTATTCCTGCACCAATCAGAGCCAAGTTGCAAGAGATTATTAACCAGTGCCAGCAAGATAAGACAAATATTCTTGAAGCTATTAATGCTGTCAAGAAAGAGTTGTCTGCAAGCATCGCAGCATTGCAGGAAGGTAAGGTAGACAAAGAAGAAGGCAAGTCTCTCATCGAAGATGAAGTAAAAGAGTGCTTTAGAGTAATCGAGAATGAGGAGTTCATCCATGCAGTAATAGATTCTGAGGGTAGACTTCTCTTTGGTATCTACAGAGAATCTGGTAAGCCATATTTTCCTCAGAATGATATGTACCACATTTCTCAAAGCGAAGAGTTCCTTTGGGTAATTCTTGATGCAGCTAATCATCCTCTTCTTGGTATTCAGCAAGATGGTACTTGTTGGGCAGCCAAGGCTCAGTGGCTTGATGATATTAAGGCTATCAAGGAAGCTCTTAAAACTTTCCAGCCAAAGGAAGATGGTAAGGGGTTGATAAACCTTGATGTAGCTGACAGCTTCTTCTATATTTCTAATGATGAGTATATCATTGCAGTAGTAGATGCAGAAAACAGAATCCTTGCAGGAATCAAATATGATGGAGAGCCATACTTCCCTAACCATGAAATGTACTCTGTAATAACCAATGAGGAATGGCTTTATGCTATCATTGATGCAGAAGACAAAGTGTTATGTGGTTTCCGTGCTGATGATGGTCACATGATAGTTGGAGGAATTGACATTAGTACCTTTATTGTCAATGCTATTGTTGATATAGCAGACATCAAAGAACGTACTGCTCATCTTTCTACAATAGTTAATGATGAATATCTTTATGTTGAGACTGATGCCGAGGGTAAGGTGATTGGATATATTGCTACCGATGGTAGCCATTATCTCTATAAGGTAAAATCCGAGACTATCCCAGAAGAGTTTGAGCATATTGAAGACCCTGAAGGAAGAACTGAGATTACTACAGATGCAGAAGATAAGATTCTTGGCTACAGAGATTCTGAAGGTACTCGTCATGAACATAAGATTTCCGCTAATCACATCAACTTGTCTGATGAAGCAGCCAAAGAGGTTAATGAAGCATTTAAGTCTGCTGGTATCAAGATGGAAAATCCATCAGATTTCAGCAAGGATAGTCATATAGAATTGCCTATTCCTAGAATTGCTGCACAAGTAAGAATCTATGCTCCTAAGTTGCCTACTACAAAGCAGGATGATATTGAAGCTGAAATTGAATACAATGACAAGGATGGAAACTATTTCCGTAAGCCCGTAATCTTGAATGCTCAAGGTAGTTCATCTATGGCTTACTATGTTAAAAACATGGCAATAGATATTGCTGATGGAAGTAAGATTAAGTTTGGTGATTTCCCCACACAAGATAGCTTTCATTTGAAGAAATACTATATTGATGCCTTCCGTGGTCAGTGCATTGTAGGCTATTGGCTAATGGAGCAGGTGTATAAGTCTCGACCTATCGGTCAGCAATATCCTTACGAATACTCTATTGCTAATAATAGCGTTTCAGAAGGACTTGGCAGTCCTAAGAAGGATTTCTTCACTGGAGCAAAGTGCCATCCAGATGGTTTTCCTATTATTATTACTTGGATAAATAGTAATACAGGAGAGGAAACTTGGATGGGTGTATATGCTTGGAACCTCAAAAAGTCAAAAGAGGTTTATTTCTGTGACAAGAAAAATACTGAGAATATCATCCTTGATGGTACTGTAAATACAAGTACACTGTTTGGTGGAACAATAAATTGGAGTGCTTTTGAAATTAGAAACCCAAAGAATTTGATTGACACCAACGGAAATAAGTATGATGGTGACAATCCGAAAGAGCTTTCAGAGACTGATAAAAATAGCAAGAAGGTTAAGGATCATCTCACTCGTCTCTCTGGCGTTGTAGCAGCATTGAAGGCGAACAACACAAAGGAAACTTTCGAGCAGTATTTCTTACCACAGACATTCATTGATTATTATCTTGTCAGTCAAGTTCTATTTAACCATGATGGATTTGGAAAGAATTGGATATGGGTAACTTATGATGGCTTGCATTGGACTCCAACACTATATGATGTAGACTCTATATTCGGTATGTATTGGAATGGAATTTATGTGATTCCTAATAGCGATAATTCCGCAATATTAGGTATTCCTCAATGTCTTGGTTTGGATAAGTTATATAGTGATGAAATTTCTGAAAGATATAAAGAATTGAGGGATAAAGGCATTTTCAGTGTCGATAATATCGTTAAACTTTTGAATAGTTGGATAAATAAGATTGGATATTCCAATATAGAAAAGGAGTTTGAAGCGTATTCGCAAACACCATCTTACAGAGATAGTCATATATCCAAAAATTGGAAATTATTAGGATATAGCACAAGTCTAAATGATTATGATAGTTCTAAGACTTATAATAAAGGAGATACTACAGTATTTCATGGATATAAGTTTCTGTGCTTGAATGAGAATACGAATGATTCTCCGTTCAAAGAATCTTATGACAAATACCCTCAATGGGGAGGATGTTTTACCTCTATAAACAGAGTAAAAAACTGGTTAACAAATAGAATTAATTTTTTAAATAATACATATAATTATGCCTAGATGTTTAGTAACAAAATTGCAAGGTATCATAACTAATGATACATTGCCTAAAATTGGAGAGTTAGTAATAAACTTTCCAAAAGAAGATACACCTACTAAATACAATAGAGGTTTAGTGTTAAAGGCTTCTTCTAATATTAATGTAAGAGTTTCTGGTGGTAGCTTCTGTAGTGAAAACCTTGTCCCTAATGGAAAGACATCTATTGTAATTCCAGCACAGACACAAACGACTTTGTATGTGGAGAACAAAGACTGCATTGTTTTCGTAAATGCAAACTACAATTTGCTTATGTTGGCATTGGGAACAATAAGCCAGGCTGGTACTTCAAAAAGTTCTTTTGATATTTCAAATTTAAAGTATAATAGACCTGATTTTAACATCATCTATTGTGAAAATTCAAAGTTCTATGGGGACATTAGTGCCTTTAAAGGTGCATCATACTTAGTACACATGTATATGAGTAACTGTGTTGGTATCAAAGGCGATATTTCAACTTTTGCTAACACCCCTATTAATTCATTAAAATTCGAGAACACGAGTGTATCTGGTGATGTTGCTTCTTTGTCAAATTGCAATGATTTGACAGAAGTACGATTTACTAATGACACAAATATTTATGGGGATATATCTGCTTTTGCAAACAAACAGAATCTAGAGGTACTATTTTTGGAAAATACCAGTTGTTATGGTGATGTTTCTACTTTAAATAATTGCAACAAGTTGAAAGAACTACGCATAAAAAACGTATTAAATATTTCTGGCGAACTCTCACAATTAGGAAGTAACCTGATATTTTTCACTGCGACAGGATCTTCAAAAGTTTTTACGTGGAAGAACACTAGACCATCATCCTCTAAAATATTTGCTTTAGAAGATGTTAATCTAGGAGACGACGTAGATAATTGCTTAAAAAATCTTGCTAGTTGTACATCTGGCATCAATGGTGATGAAGGAGCATGGTATAAAACTATAAGAATTTATGGTAATCGTACTTCAGCATCAGATGCCGCAGTTGCAACATTGCAGCAGAAAGGCTACACGGTATCAGTTACTCCTACATAAAGTATCATAAGTTTAACATCAAAAAGAAAGGAAACAAGATATGAATAAGTTAACAAAGAAGTATAAGGTAGTACATGAGGGAACCAATATGGTGTTCCCTCTGACAGAGGAAGGTGACAATGCTGAGGTATTCCCATCAGTGAATGCCACCGGAGTAGAGTTTAACACATACTCAGAAGCTAAGGCTTACGTAGATGAGCATAACTTGGTGTATGAGGAGCCAAAGTATGGGGAGTAAATCATATTGAACTCTAAGTCGCTGAGTTTACTTCCGTTTAGAAACAAGCACTATGTGGAAAAAAATCAACAGCCGAGACATTCTCGGCTTATGCCTGTGGTTCATGGTTGCCCTCGTAATTGGTTGGGTAGCCTACACCATAATGATAGCGAGAGAAATATATCAGTTTTTTCGCTATCATTTGGAGCGATTTGAATGGGAGGATGTGGTGAGATACGGCATCGTGATAACAATAGGTTGGCTCGTAAAGAGTTGCATTTGAACTCTAAGTCGCTGAGTTTAGAAACTAAAAAAATAGATATATGAAGAAGAATAAGAAACAATTACATGAGGCACTGGCAGTGCTTCTTACTAAATTATCATCGGCAAGGGAGAATCCCTTGCTGATGGATAACTATGTTACGAAAGCCTTGCGCACGGTTCTTTTGGAGTTTAAGGAATCGGGCGAGCTTTATGACGCCTACAAGGAGCAGATACAATCCACCATGGAGAGTGACAATCCTTGGATAGGTATGCTGATGAAATCGATTAGCGGTGATGCCTCTGTCAAAGAAAGCATGACCGATGAAGCCATCAAAGGAATGGTAAACTCTATGTTAGGAGAATAGGCTATGATCAGATGGGTATAATATAATAAGGTGTAACTCTTTATAGGGCTACACCTTATTATTTATAGGTCAATCAATATTCTCACAGATGTACATAACAAATGAGCTGCAATCTGTATGACTGGAGGCCTTTCAAGAATAATTTGCTTACAGATTGTTACTTTAGCAAAGTTTAACTATAAAAATATTGCTCAAAATAAATATTTTTGTGTAGTATTGTTTATTTTTGCAGCACTTTCCTTATTATTAAGAATGAGGAACTAAGAACAAATAATAAAACAAAAGGAGAAGAATTTATGACTAAAGAGGAAGAAGATGAAGTCCAACGGTTAGTTCAATCAGTCGGTGTTGTACAGTTGTCAAGAGTAATGTTTAAGGACATGGACGTTAGCGAAATGATAAACGTCATTATCCTTGCAGGTAGAGGCTACAGCGTAAAGCTACTCACTTGGTTTAAGTATTATTGTGAAGTGATGCCTCTGTTTATCATGCTTTTTCATATTGCATGCATGGTAACATTTGCGTCTCATGAAAAAGAAATGTGCGTATGGTTTAAGGAGAATTGGGTATCGGCAGCATTTATCTATTTCTCAGTTTACATCCATCCGCTTGTGCTTATACTTGCTAGCAGATTCTTTTGGCTCTGCTACAGATGGCGTATTCCGATGATCATCTACCTATTTGGGATAAATGCTATTCATATTGTATACTGGAATGTTTTTACCACCAACGAAATGGTGGAATCTAATGTTGTAATACTTGTAATGACCATTATATTTTATGTATATGGTTTTGCCGATAAGTATTACTCAGGCAAGGGCTGTCAAAGTTTAATCTCTAGATTATAATGATATGGGAAAGTTATTTGGTTATCACACCTTGGGAGTGTTATTAAAATCGTTATCGGATTCTTGTTTTCGAGCAGACGAGCAAGAGAAGAGAGGGGAGAAGGTAACTGCTTGTGGAATGAGTAGCGATGAGATAGAAGACCTTTGTGAGAACTATCTGCCGTATGCTCTCAACCCAATGATGACTGCTGGACAGGTGAAGAAGGAGGCGCATATCAGCGAATCTACCCTAAGAAGGGCTATCGCTGATGGGGAGTTGGAGAGCGTGGGGAACGCTGGGGATCATTCTCATTTCTTCAAAAAATGGGATGTTAGAGAGTTTATCAAGAAAAGACTGAAAAGAAACAAGAACTAAGCCCTATCGCAACACGGATAAGCGATATGAATATGGTAACATTTTTATTTGTAGAGTGTGCTATCATTATAATGTTGAGCGTTTCGTTTAATATCTTTGTTTGGTGGACAGGAGATTATAAACGCAAGAAGTGGTTGTTTGCGTGGCTAACATTTATCAATGTGATAGCGATTGCTGGAACCATCATCACTTATTTTATGGGTAAATAACAGAATAATGAAGAGAAGCTGATGAGGCTTCTCTTTTTTGACATGGGTCTATGTCACCTTAAATCATTGGAAATCAGCCACTAAAAGAATGTTTGATAGAGTTATGAAACATGTAGATATTTTGGGATAACTTTGCTGCCGTAATCGATTACATGTGTGAATAAACAAAATGTACAACTTTTATTACTTTAGGAATTATGGCAGAAGAAGTAATTAAGACAACCTCTTGTTGCAACGATGCAATGATGGGTGGTTTGCTTGGAGCGATGGCAAATCGTGACAACAATCCTTTGGCAATGGCGGCTATGATGCGTAACCGTGACGATGATGATATGTGGAACAATCCGTTCGCCTACATGATGATGATGGGCATGATGCGCTATATGTATGGTGCAGACTGGAACAATCGTGACAATGGCGCAGACGTGCAGCGTGCGGAGATTCAGGGTCAAATCGAGAGTTTGCGCAACCAGATGGCAGACAACCAGAACAGCAACTTGTTGATGGGTGCCATCCAGGGTAATGGCAACGACCTTAAGATGTTGGCAAGCAATCTGAACTGTGACTTCAACGCCTTGCAGAACTCTATCTGTGGCATCCAGGCAGGCATCCAGCAGCTTGGCGGTCAGGTAGGATACTCGGCAGAGCGAGTAATCAACGCCATTTCGCAGGGTAACTTGCAGATGACAATTGCGCTTAAGGATTGCTGCTGCCAGACGCAGCAGAACATTATCCGTATGGGTTATGAGAACCAGATGGGCCAGAAGGACATCGTTAACCAGATGCAGCAGGGCTTTAGCTATACCAACACTGGTATAGAAAGAGCTGCTTCGAATCTCGGTTTCCAGATGCAGCAAGACAAGTGTGACGTCATCCGAGCAGGTGAGAACAACACCCAGCGCATCATCGACACCTTGACAGGGCATTGGAGCCAGGAGCAAGCCAACGAGATTCAGGACTTGAAGTTCAAGAACTCACAGCTGCAGCAGAACATCTACTTTGCCAATCTGATGAATGGCGGTTGCGGATGTGGCGCCGGTGTATCAGGTGGCTATCAGTAAAAAAGTAAAGAATGAAACAGAAGCGTAGTGGTATGAACAAGATTTCTCCAGTGGGTTTGGCTACTACAGCATTGGTAGCCAACCAAGTTTCAGTCTTAGCTACTTACAATGAGAAGCTTTGCAGACCTTATTGCGTGAACGGCAACGTGCAGCCACAGGCTAGCATAACTTACAGTTATGATCAGCCTATCCTTAACGGTACAACGGTGTTTGTGCCTATCGTGGCAACTATCTCCATCATTACGCCTGTAACAGGCAACAAAAACATGATGAGAGCACAGCCGTTGATTTACACGGAAAGATGGGTAGCAGCCTTCCAAGGGCAGACAGCTCTGCCAACGGCTGTGACCATCACCAGTGTAGGCAGAACGCAAAAGGCTAACGATGTGGTATGCGGAAAGGCTAGAGGCCTGAGCATATTTGACAGTCTAACCGTAGCATTGACTACTGCTTAGTATCATTATAGGGGGAAGGGATGGATGGTTTGTTAGCCATCGTTTCCCCCGCATTATCCATTTAAAAAGATACGATTATGATATTTAAAGATTTAAAGGCAGGTTTCCCGGTCTTTTTGTTTGACCGGGCGACTAGAAAATTCAAGCAGGGTAAAGTGATGAATACTCCAAGCCCTGATATTAGTGGTAGCAAACCCAACATGATGCCACAGATGCCTGGCATGCCAAATTTTGGCACCATGAACGTGAAGGTGAATGTTCAGACGGAAGACGGAAAGCAGTCAACCTATTCGGTAGTTGATACTGAGCAAACAGCATACAGTGACACCCTTGTAATTTCCTGTAGCAAGGAGAGTATCATCAACGAGGTGAACGCCTTGAAGAATCAAGCAAATGACATCATTAATAAGATGCCGGACTTCGAGCAGACCGTAAAGGACTGTGATCAACTTCTCTCAGAGTTGGACACAACGTTTCGTGACCAGCAGAAAACCAACGAAAGACTCGACCAGATGGAGAACAAGCTGGACGAGATTTTCAAATTTGTCAAATCACAAAAACAAGATTGATATGAACTTAGTAGAACTTATCACAAAATATCAGAGTGACGCCACACCGGAGCAGATGGTGAAGGTAACCAAGATCATCGGCAAGTTTGTGGCCATGCACGCAGAGGAAAATGACCTCCTGAAACTCTATAAGGAGATTTATGGCGTAGTGGGTAACGGTCACTTCAACGACTTCTTTGCTGAGGCTCAGATTAAGAAGATGGTGTTTGAGGATGACAAGGAGGTTGAGCATCGTGCTCCTTACTATACCGCAGCTAAGACTCAGGAGATCTATGAGACGGTGAAGGACGAGATCAGACCTTACAACCAATGGGATTTTGCCGTGGTTCTGAACATGATCTACTCTGACAACTATAATCTGATGAAGAAATGGTTCCCGGAGGACAGCGAGGAGCAGATGATGGACCGGATGGTGGATCTAGCCGTGAACTGGCTGAGGGACGATGATAATCCTTATGGGCATTGTAAGGCTTGGGGGTACTTCAACCATTGAAATGTTGAATGTTGAGTGTTGAATGTTGAGTTTGTGGGAAATTCCATAATGACTAGAGATATATAAAAGAAAACTATCAGAAGAAGAGAATGCAGGCGGAAAATGGGCTTGTGTTCTCTTTTTTCGTATGAAGTTGCCTCTTTTTTCGTATGAAGTTGCGCAACTTATCACAGATAACTGGGAATGATGGCTTAAATTTGCATCGTTTCCATAACGGAGTGGGGACGGATAAATGAAAAAGAAAATGAATGATATTCGAGGTTACTTAATTGGGACGATATGGACTTTTCTGAGTCTGCTGGTTCCCATCAGGGATTTTATGATTGCCATGATGGTATTATTTGGGCTGAACCTGGTGTTCGGTATCGTGGCTGCAGTGTTTAACGGTGAAGAATGGAGCTGGAAGAAATTCGGTATGTTCTTCGTCTGTTGTGCGGTGTTCTTTGTGACGGTGGCAGCTCTGTTCATTATCGGTCACTTCCTGCATTCGGATACTGAGGCTCTGTTTTGCGTGAAGTGGGTGTGTATAGCTGCAACCTATCTGTTCACGACCAACATATTGAAGAACCTGAGACGGATGCTAGTGCCTGATACGCCATTTTACAAACTTGTGGAATATGCTTATTATGCGCTTACTCTAGGATTCGTAGAGAAATTCCCGATGTTTAAGAAATACCAAGAATTTAAAAACAATAAGGAAAATGGAAATGAAGGAAATAACTAAAGAGCAGATATTGAAGATTATGCCGAATGCGAAAAATAGGGTAGATAAATATTTGCCTTATTTCAACGAATTGGCAGAGAAGTATCACATCAATACAAAATTTCGATGGGCACATTTCCTTGCCCAAATAGCGCATGAAAGCGGTGAACTTCTTTATACACATGAACTAGGAAAGAACTCTTATTTCACGAAGTATGAGAAGGGATCACTTGGAAAGAAGCTTGGCAACACGCATGAGGGTGATGGTGCCAAGTATAAGGGCAGAGGCTTCATCCAGTTGACCGGCCGAAGTAACTACTCAATATTCCAAGTCTACAGTATGCAGCCTGTGTTGGAGCATCCGGAGTTGCTGGAACAGCCGCAACTTTGCGTTGACGTATCGATGTGGTTCTGGGAGACGCATGGGTTGAACGAACTGGCTGATGCGGATAATGTGTTGAGAATTACGAAAAAGATAAATGGAGGAACAAATGGACTGGCGAGTAGAAAGAAGTATCTTGCCAGGGCTATGGTTGCCTTATAAACAGGATAGCTTATGAAATCGAAACATTTAATTATCTACCTGTTCGTTTGGATAGCGTATTTCTCAATGTTGTTTCTGACGAGTTGTAAGACGAAGACTGTGACGCAGGAACATTATATTACGGACCAAACAAAGAACAAAAGTTTGGATGCCTCCTGGCAGGAGCGATTTATCTCTGCTTTTGAGCAGATGGCAAATAGCAGGAGCCAGGAGCACGAAACATCTGTCAAGGAAACTACCCATACAAAGGATAGTACTTCAACCACTGTAGACCAGAATGGAAAGCCTATCAAGACAGAGTCATGGCACTCTGTTGTGACCAACAGGGACACAAAAGAGGTGCTGAGGTTAAAGGATTCCATTAACATCATATCTAAGAAGGTAGATAAATATCAACATCTTGTGGTTCAAAAAGATTCGTTGATTCGGTTGAAGCAAGACTCTATCAATATCATGAGGCGAGAACTGACCAAGAATGAGCAGCGACTTGTGACTATAGGGAAGGTAAGTCTTGGTGCGTTAGTAGGTATCATCATAGCCATCACAACAGGTATTCTTGTTTGGTTATGGCATCGAAGAAAAAATGTTAAGTATGAAGACAATAACAATTAAAATCATCAAGAAGAGCGTAATGGGCGTGGTAGAAGGGCTTACTGCCACCATTGCGCAGCATAACCCAGATGTGGACTTTCAAAGCGTATGGGCTAGTGATGCTGAAGAGGCTAGGCTGGATATATACTACAGGGAGGCGATAACCGACCTAGAGAATTTTCTTGCGAGGTTTTCTTCATCGACCACACAGAAGTTTGATTTGCAGGCTCTGGCGGATGATTTCTCTATCACTATAGTGACACTTGCAGCTTGGCCACCAAGGTTAAGTGGAGTACTGAGCAATCAAATTCAGAACTACCTGGTGCATGCCATTATTGCCGGATGGCTGAGTGATTTTCCGGATATGGCTCATGCAGACTATGCTAGTATGGGAGCGAGTGACCTTGACGCAATTAAAGAGATTTTGTTAAAGAAAGACTTTAACTTTGCTGAGGCTGAAAGAAAAGCCGATGATACAACGAAAGAAGGTTCTTCTGCCAGTGATACTTCATCTAGAGCAGTAGACGGTGACGAGAAGGCTAATTCTTCTCCTATGGCTTCGGCAAGAAGTGGGGATGGGATAGATAAGCAGAAGAATGCGCAGGCTCCATCCGGCAGATCAGTAGATACCGATGAAAAAGAGAATGGCGAACTAGCTGTTCAAAATCGCAGTATAGATGCTGAGGCTAAAAGTCAGAATGAACTGGATGCTGAGGCTCGAAATGTGGACGAAGTAGACAAAGATGCCCAGAGTGGGCCGAAAGGGTCTGAGCGTAATCAGGACTTCGTTTCGCAGCATTTTCATCAGGATCGTGTAGACTGGAGCGGAGGTAGGCCACCTTATGAACTGAGGTAGATTTATTAATCATCTAAATATTTCGAAATATGGATAGTAAATTAGTTACACTGAACTTTAGCATGGAGCAGGTGTGTGTTGACATACTTGCCAGATGCTATGTGTTGAGCCAGGGACTGGTGGATGATGCACAGAAGGACATCAGAGCCACTATTGAAAGCCCTGACAGTAAAGAGACTCGCAGCATTATCAACCGCGCAGTAACAGAAGCCATCGGCAATATCAAGGTGGCAGCTCAGCGTTATCTGACCTCAGGTAGAGTGGAGGATAACAACAATCTGGAGCGACTGGTAAAGGGTACAAGAAAGTATGTGTACACCGATAACAAGAACGGCACATGGACGGAGGTAGTGACCACAAGCATCATCGGCCAGGAAGATGAGGAAGTGACTTCTACAGTAACAAAGGCTGGTAATGATCGGGAGGAAAGTATCTATGAGACTGTTACCCTGAAACTGGAGATTCCGAACTGGAACGTGGCTGTGACGGATGCGCTTAAGAGCAACATGCACCGGTATATGGTTGACTATACGATGAGCCAATTTTTGCAGGATCAGTATGCAGACAAGGCTGGACAGTATGGGAATAGTGCTACCGCGGACTTCAATAATATTAAGAGCAACCTGCTGAGCCGGGATAACTATACTTTGAGACGGCCTAGCTTTACGTAAGAGGCTATTGGGGACAGGCGATAGAATCGCCTGGAACGGTGGCTTTACTTAATGAAACTTTTTTTCTTCTTTCGTTTTAGGTGTGTTTATGGAAAGAGCCTTCGCTTCGGGATTACTCCTGATTTGCGAAGGCTCTTATTTTTGGGGGACATGGCTTAAAAAGCCATGGAACGGTGGCTTTTCTGCTAGAACTTGCTGAAACGCCTGATGATTTCGAGGCGCGTAGCAAAGTATTGATTCATGGATTTCATCTTCAGGTATAGGGCGATTCGGAAGAAACGATAGCTGTGGGTAGCCATGTAGCTGGACTTCATGCCGCCCAAGCGACCGATGTAATGCCAATTCTGATTATCATTGCTACCATATAACCACATGACTGGTATGCTGCCAGACGTGAGGGAATGGATATAGCCTGTAATGGAATCAGGTACGTTATCTTCGTCAAACTTCAAGGTACGAGTAACTATGATACCATGATACTCTGTTGTATCTTCGTAATCGTAACCCTTATCGAGCACCATCACGCTGCCATCCCTATATTGTATGTAGGGGTGAGGGTAGGAATTGATTGCCGTGAGCACGTTCTGTATAAGGAAAGTGCTCCAGGCATTATCCTTGATAGAATAGCAGAGGGCCACCGTATCAGCCGTAGAGGTCTTACTCGTCTGTGTAACATCCAGGCATAAGATGCGAGAGTTCTTATAGTCATAGATGACCTGACAACGCTGGAAGAACTCTATTGGCGAAGAGGTGAAATCTATGAGCTGGCGCATCTGAGCCTTTGTAGTCTTGACGGTATCACTATCCTCCTCAGTATCATTGAAGAAGTTAAGGAATTTGCCTAGGCCGTAAATATTGAAGCCAGGACCATCTAAGACATCGGACATGGAAACCACCTGTGACTCTGCTATGCGACTGATTGAGCGGTTTGTGGCGAAAAGCACGGACTGGTCTAGCTGAGTGATAGACTTCGGATTGCTGCAAACCTCACGACTAATCGGGTGGATGCTGCTATAAGTGCCTTTGGAAGAGACTTCCATAGCCCAAATACCATCGGTAGAGAATGCCATTAATGGATACTGACCGAACTGACCCTGTGAGAGCGCACGCGTGGTGGAGGCTATACCTTGTATGGTTCCGATACCTACGGTATTGATTCCGTTTAATGGGAAATAGAAGGCATTATCTGACTCTGAGGTGTAGATCTTATTGGACAGTTCCACTACGTCATCAACCGTATAATCAAAGGAATCGACCTTATATTGCTCCTCGAAAGTGCCGGCTAAAAAAATGTCGGTGAAATCTCCCATGTGCATGGCTCCATTCAGTTCTTCACATTGTTCCAGAGGGAAGACGAAGATGACATCATTATCAGAATAATCCTTACAGAAGATAGCCATTTTTTCAGCTCTGGAATCCGGGTAGAACTTGACAAGGTTGCAGATCATGAAGACATCAATATCCTGACGAGAGAAGAATTTGTCGCTACTTTCAACATATTTCGTTCCGGAAGTGGTGTTGAGGCTAACTACAATTTTCTGAATTTTGTACCTTAATTCCTGGTAATTCGTATCGAATGTAAGACTGTACAGACCTGGTAGCATAACAAAGCCGCTGAATCCTTGAAACAGTTTCTCTTTCATGCCGTACAGATTGAGGCGGTGGTTATAGACATAGCCACCTTGTGCGAAGAGCGAGTTATGAGTTTTGTAGTCATCCTTCATCTGTTCCTGTAATGATACCTGATAGACTGCATTCTTGTCAACAGGTAATTTCTTCGCTGAGCAAATTGCTATATCTGATAGCTTCAACGAACAGACCTTGTAGAAAGCAGAGGTATTCTTTAATTTATTACGATAGGCATCTGGACTAAGTGAAGGGAAATCTACAGAAGAGTCTCCAATACGTGGTGGTGTAGATGTTTCAGAAGGGAGTGATGTTTCAAAAGTGAGTGATAGTAAACCTTTTCCTAGCATGTAATTTCTTCGATTATATCTGATACTTGAAATTTTTTTAGATGTGTCAACGTTAGAAATAGGAGGCGTAATGAATATATCTACCGATTTGATGACATCCTTCCATTCTTCAAGTTCTTCACGTTTTGCGTCCAGTATAGTATAGTTTAAATCTACATTTCGTGGATAATAAATAAATGCTGCCTTTGTGATATGTACACTGAATTTGTTATTATTTTCATCTATGCGCTGAATGGTAAAGTCATCACTGGTATCGATGACATAATCAGTAAAACTTGATAAAGCATTAGCTGACAGCACCATATAGCTATCAGGAATTTGCACTGGTATAAAAACAGGTGAAGAGTGCATAATCATGGAACCATCAAACATTCTATAGCAATATCTAACAAAGAAATTTGCATAGAAACGTCCATTACGAGCAATAAGATTGTTTGTTCGATTGACAAGTGCATAGATGCTCTGTGTAAGATCGGACTGCTTGTCTTCTTTAATTATAAGACATTCAACGTCTTTGGTAAGAATATCTAAAAAGGGTATTCTTACCTTATCAAAAACGTCATTGCAGGAGTATGTGGTTTGCTGGAATGCATTCCGAAAACCTCGTACACTTCCTTCTGTTACTATTCCACCATTACTGTAGTTCTCTGGGTAATCATCGGAAATAGAAAAGGCGATTTCTACGAAAGGAGGCTTCTGTGACAGATATTTATAGCCACCATCCACCCATAAAGCATAGTGAATCCCATCTGTAGCTACAATGATAAGCGTATTACCGATGGAATTAACGGAAAGAACCGATGCTTCGTAGTCGAAAGACTTGATAGGGGTGGTTGAGCCAAGAGATCCATCCTGAAGGAACCAGTAGATGGCTGATGAGGCTATGGCTATGAGATGGTGGTAATTGCCAGTTTCGTGCACATACAATATCTTAGCCACCTCACCATTAATGGTGAGTGGCTGAGAGAGGGGTGTTCCTGTGACAATAGAAGGGCGCAATGCGCCATCATGCAGCTCTAGATTGCCGCAGAGGGATAGCGCACCGTTTTCTACTGCCATTTCATCAGGAGTGAGGCTGAGACCTTTGTATCTAATTGATTGTTGCATATTTCTTAATGTTTAATATTTTACTATCGGCAATGCTCGCTGTCGGCCCTGTTGACGATAGCCAAAGCTGGACAACTGACGCCATCTACATCGAGATTTATAGTTTCATTTGCCGTAACCAGTTCTATCTGCTTAGTACCAGTCGGGATATTCGGTATATAGCTAAGCAAGAAACTGACGGTAGAAACATTACTGGCATGGAGTTGCCCCTTACGGCCAGACAGTTTGATGCATTCTACTTCTTTAGCTTCTATATCCGGTGTAGACTTAATGACATACATCTGCTTACTTGGCGTATAGAAACAGAAACAAATCTTATCACCCGGATGGAGATCTAGCAGTTTGCAAGGACTAGACCTTAGAGTGATACGCCCAGAGATATTAAGGGCAAGTCCTCGCTTTTGAACGCGAGGACGATTGAGAATAATGACATCATTTGTTTGCTTCATGATCTGTAGGTTTGTGGAGCCAGAAACGGAAATAATCGTTTTCGGCATCCTGGTTGCGTACTTTTACATATTCTCTGGTAACATAGAAATGCTTCTTGCTGAGAGTAGGGTTGAGGTTGTAATCGTTCAACATCATAGCTGGCTCAACCCTGCCATCGAAGGAAATTTCGTACCAGTAGCGGTAGAGAAAGAACCATGGACGAAGACGGACCTCCTGAATGGTGGTGTAATTACTCTTGTCTGCCCGGCAAGGTACAATGCTCCAGCTACCATCCTGCCAATGCTCTGTGGTCACTTCTCCACCTGGAGCCATTTCATGTTTCTTGATGATGGACTTCTGAATCTTAACGAGAAGGCAAACATCAGCCGTGAAAACTTTAGCCATATTTCCATGGCAGAGCATGACGAAGCGGCCTTTCTTATCAGGAAGTAGGCTACGTTGTTTGCCCGGCTTATTGATGACACAGACGGTGGAGAGAAACTTATGTCGGGCCATGGAGAGAAAATCGGGCAGTTTTGCCTTGGCGTGCATGCGGTCGATGACCTTCTGAACCTTTTTGAAGTTTTTCTCTGCCTGAGTCTCATGAATAGTGACCGGAGATTGAGGTAACTGTTTTTTTCCCTCACGTATCTTCTTGACGTTTTCACGAACCTGCTTCTTAGTAGGGACTTCTAGAAGATGACCGGTTTTCTTATCGAGTTTGTATCTTGGTTTTTGCTTTTCCATAATGAGTAGTCTTTAAATGTTGCCAGAGTTGAGGCAGATGATTTCAAAATGATGATTTTCACAGATGTCGTTGCCGTTTGCCATCTGATGATTGAAGGAGCAAGGGATATGCTTGTTGTACAGATCGCACTGAAGACAATGATCAGGAACATCTTTCTGTTCTTTGCTGTCTCCATTATCAGTTGCAGGCATCTTACTTGGTACAGCCCTGACAACACGGCCAAAGTGGTCATAAAGTTGACCGGGAACGATACAGGTTGCCTCACGGAGGGATGGGAGATTGTAACCCATCTGGCGGATAAACCAGAGGCGTAGGTAAATAATAAAACGTTTCAACTTTTTCATATAGATTGATGTTATATATTAATAATGTGGGTAAAGGTACGAGAAAAATGAGGATAAAAAGTGATAACTTGCGCAACTTCGGCCATGGTAGACCGAAATGCGCAAGATTACTACTTATTTTTCGGACTTCTCATCCTTTTTCTCTTCAGAAGAGGATTTATGTTCGAAAACATCCATGATATTAGTCTCAAATAGACTCTTGACCTCGTAATCTATCATGGTTTTACCCATCACCTCGTCAATATAGCGGCGAGCACGTTCTAGACTCTTTGCCTGTACGAGATAGGTAACATAGGAACGTTTCTCCTTTTCACTCTTCTCATCAATGGTGATGAAAGCAAGACGAGCCTTGAACCAGAGATCATCATCGCTGATGTCGGAGAAGAAGATTTCCCCATAGGCAGCTCTGTTGATGTTATCTACCCTCAGTTCACCAGAGACGTAGACTGCCATTTCTTCAATGATTTTTGCTTCTGCTTCGGTGAAAGAGAGCGCATCTACAGTGTAATGTTCCGTTGTCATTTTTTCGGAGCCATCTTCACGTGTTTTTTCGTATCTTACTTTGCACTCAAACCAGGTTGAGGAGCGAGAGCGGAGAGATTGAAAATTACCTGTGCCGATGATTTTTTCTGTTGCTTTGTTTACTTTGACTGCAACATTTTGTGCAGACTCTTCTTTCTTTTCTGATTTTTTCATAATTCTTTGTTTTTTATTTGTTATACAATATTTTATTGATTTCTTCGTCTGAGAGAGGTTTTCCATCCTTGCCGATATACTTTTTCATCCTGAAGATCATTGTACCGGGTGAGGGATGTCGTAAGTAATCATTAAACATCACATTCGCCAGTTCTTCATCAGTTGACTGGAAGAGGCTATGAGGAGGGCATTTGTATGGACGTTCCATGACATGGTACTGAATGGTGTAGCCTTGTTTGCGAAAGTCTTCTTCCTGAAAATGGATGAGTTGCTTATCAATCTTTGCTTCCTTCTCCTTGATGGTGTTAAAGAGAGTCTTCACCAGTTCTTTGTCAGGCTCAGGCTTCTTCTTCTCAGAGAAATACTGCTTAGTTGCCACCCGAAGTTCAGCTACCAGGATAAAGAAGTTACCATTGTCGGTTTCCGGCACGTTTTGGGGTTCAACCTTCATGATGGTTTCGTCAACGCGCTTTTCCAGTTCAATGGATTGGCGTAGGACGCCTTTATCTCTGCGTGCCCAATACTGCTTTTCTAAAGTTCGCATGGAAGCTACTAGCTTACGAAATGCGAGGGCTGCCTGTTCACTCATATTACTTGATGCCTAATGTTTTCTTTATCTTATTGATGCGCTCCTGTTCTATAGGGAGGAGTTTGCCATGTTCGTCTATCCGGCAGAGGAGCCTGAGATTTGGCGTAATGGTAATCCACTTGTGAAGACCATCGTGCTCACGCTTTATCTGCCGAAGTTGGGCTTCTTGCAGTCTTTCGTGCAAATGCTGCTCATGACGAAGTTTACTGATTTCGTTCTGTATTCTGTCCATTGGCAAATTCTTCTTCTGATGGGCATTTAATGTATAATGAATCCCATTGGTCTCTACCTACAAATTCAAGTGCTTTATCTACATCTTCAACACAAACAAAATCTAAGTCCATTTTGTTTGGCATATTGCTAATAAATGTATAGCCTCTAGCACATGATTGCATGTATTCCTTAAAATGCTTCTTCTCTTCTGGGGAGAGGTAGGAAGGACGACTGACAAGACGCTCATCAAAGAACTCAAATGCTTTCGCATTATCATCATTAATTTTCTTTGCGCTTGATTTGAATGCACGAATTGCTTCATCTATTTTCTTTAAAGACTTATCTTGTCCCAAATTGAAATCTGCAAATTCTACCTTGAGCATTGATAGAGCCTCTTCCGTATCTTTCAAACGAGATATTTTGCTGTTGACAGCATCGGAAGCAGAAGCTAACACCTCTAGAGATCTTTCTAGATTGGCATCATTTTTCTTGATAGCCTCTCTGTATTTGATAAGTTCATCACGCTGCTCTTGAATAATTCGACTTAAACGCTTGTTTCTGTCATCAAAGCGAACTTTGAAGTTCTCGTCTCTTAGCGTGCAAGAGGCGATGCCTAGCGTGATAATGAAGACCACGCTGAGGCAGATAATTAATGTTATTGTTACTTCCATAATTGTATTTTTTATTGTTCACACTTATTTCTTGTCTGGAAAATCCTCCAACAATTCAATACGAGTTCTTAAAATATCGTAGTAATGTCTCATTGCATGATATTGAGAAAGCATTAATGCTGTCTGAACAGGTCCGCATTTTTCAGCAACCTTGTCGTAATCATTCTCATTCAAGAAAGCTTCGAGTTTATTTAAACGTTCTTTCAACTCCTTGAGCTCAATAATGAGACGGTCCTTGAAGTCTTCTGCTACCTGGTATGACTTTTCGAACACATCCTTAGGGGACCATGAATCGTAGGTACTGCCATCTGGGTTAGTGTACTGGACGTGATAGCCAGATCTCCACTCATGATTATCCTCGTTTTTACGAGCAAAACCTTTAGTCACTGCGGTTGCTTCATCCATAGGTGCAGCCATAACCTCTTTTGTACCGATGTACTTTTTCAATTTTGTTGTTTCCATAATTGTATTTTTTATTGTTCACACTTTTGAATTATCTGTGCTAGAATGCTTTCAACACCTTTTGGCTTGAAGAAGCGATTGGCATTGAGGAGAGACAGGGCTTCTTTTGCATTCTTGTTGATCAATGGCAAACGACCTGCTTGATTCTTATAACTTTTATAATCCGCTTCTAATTGTCGCTTGTATGCCTTACCCTTATCTAGATAGTCTGCTTCAAGTGCTTTTTCCTTCTCCTTATATTCAGAAATGAGAGCTGCTTCCTTTTTGGCATACTCATCATTGAGAGACTTTTCCTTGTCATCCAACTTTTTCTCTTTTTCTTTATATTTCTGAACAGAGGACTCGTAACTTTCGCGTGAATCGTCTCGCTGCTTGATGCTACGGTTTATCTCGTCTTTCATTCGATTCTCAACCTGCAAGCGTACATCTTCAAATCCAAGGTAAGACTCAGAGGTCTCAACTGTACGTCTTGGCTTATCGTCTCGTGAATAAAGATGATCTGTTTGACTACCACAAATTCTGTCAAACGTGGATCTCTCATACTCTATTTGCACTTCCTTGCGGATGATGACTCTGGAACCGTCTTTAAGGGAAGCGATGGTCTTATCCTTCTCTTTTACGGTCTCTTCTAATTCCTTTACTCGATTCTTCAAGGTTTCGAACTCTGAATAATCTACATTTACTACAGCCATAATTGTTATGATTTAAATTTAACTTTTATATATTTCAGCATTCTCTATTGGGATGTCGTACCACGGAAGGGAATAGCCTTTATCTTTCGTTTCTTCTGGCAATTGACAGCGATAATATTGACCAGAGAAATTCAACCATACATCACTCACCTCCAAAATCGTACCTGCTGGAAGCTCTGGCTTCGGCTTAAACCATGGGCGTGGATATTTGGTTGTTTCGTGAACATCCTGAGCGCACTTTGTTGGTTTGATTATTTTTATCTTCATTACTTTAATTCTTTTCTTTACTCATTTTTATTGCTTTTCTAGCCAGTTTTCCTAAAGTCGAAGAACTAGCTTCAGGAAAGCCTTCTTTAAACTTTGCTCTTACTGCATGGAATAATTCTCTTTTTCTTTTTGCTTCTCTGTATTTGTCTTGTATAGAAGACAGTTGGCTGATAGCCTCTCCAGCTTCAATGGCAAAGCTATCATCAGAGCATCCTTCAATCTCTGTTGTAATTTGAGACCAAGCAAAACTTATAGCATCGTATTCTGATTTTGTTAAGTATATATTCATTGTTCTAATTCTTGTTTGATAATTCTCAACTGTGATAAAACATGCTCTGCATTGATAAACTTGGAGTCAGAAACAGTTAACGCGGTTTCTATCTCTAAGATGAGCATGTCAACTCTTAATTTGACTTTTAACTCTTTCTCTGTCATACGCTATACCTCCATTTCTGAGTTTAGATGCAGGAATAAAAGGATATGTTGTAACTCATGCAAATATTTGAAGTTGCATAAATGTACACCTCTCCAATACATAGTCCAATTCTTCACATTTTTCCAGATTTCATAACAATCATTTTCTATATGTTGGTAAATATGACTATGATTGACTATTTGCCTATAGCCGTTCTTCCCTAGTATGGAAGGAGTAAGAGGGATAGGAACAATATCCCACACCCATGCACCACTATCACAAAATAGGAATCCATCATCTTTAATGGTTTTTCCTTTTATGTTGGAAAGAGTGACGGAACCTTTCAGTTCAGTGAATGCATTTCCATCTTTCACTTTTACATATTTATCAGCATTACTTTCTGTGACTTGGTAGACGATTCCCTCTTTGGTTCCGATAGGAATGCCGTTTGTCATAACCAAATCACCTGGTATATAAATAGTCTTTTCCATATTCTTGCTTTGATATTTTACTTTTTTATGGGACCAGCGATAGAATCGCTGGGAACTGTGGCTTTTACCACATTCTTGTTTTCAAAATAATCAAACGTTTATTGCGTTTAACTAGATTTTCTAACTTTTTCATATTAGATAAATACTTATCCACAGTCTTCATTGTCCTTTTCATAAGCTACTTATTCACTTTGACTAAATTTTTGAGATTGTTGAAAGCCTCATAGTCTTCCTTGCTGATTTCAATGCAGTTGTCGAACTGGAGAGTTGCAGGATCAGCTATCTCTGAATATCCTTCATTAATCACCTTGATAGCCTCCATTAGAGGGAACAATGCTGAGCCATCATCCTTCATGATGGTAAAGTCAACCTTACGCCATGTGTTGGCTATGTCTTTGCGCATGAATGATGCGACTACATAAAAATATCTTTTCTTCATATTGCTTCTTGTTTTAATTGTTCTTCTATTGCTTCCTGAGCAAGGATTTGCTGCCAGTTGGCTTCATGATAATTTCTTGCCTCCTGTTTTTCAGAGAGCTGTGGATCGCAGCCACCGAAACAATAGGTGTCCCATTTCTCATACTCCTTCATAGTATGTGGAGGCTTGGAGCCAGGAGTGGCTGGAATGTAATCCCTAGCGAACTCCTTGGGGGAAACTTTATCTATTGTTGAGGCTACTGGGTCGATGATTTCGTATTGAATAATACGGTTCTTTCTCTTTTTTGAAGAGCTGTAAATCGGTTTTACCCAACATATATTTCCTCTGTAGCTAGACATGAGTCTAGAGAAATAATAGGGTTTCCATATTCGATTGTCCCGGAAAGCCCAGCAGACGCCTGTAGGGGAATCTCGGTTATAATTAGCACTATCTGACTTCCAGCAATGGTTGTAGCCGAGGTCGCTGATGTGGCTATGTACACAGAACTTGCACATCCTCATTTTCTCCTGATCAGCAACCGATGGTGTTGGCTGCATCAGGTTTTGTTTGATGTAATTGCCCATAGATGTATGATTTTAAAGTTCATAGTTCATCCTCCTTGGTAGTTTTACGTTTCCATTCCCCACAACATTCCCAGTGGAAGCGATGATGGCCGAAGCCGTTGCATGTTCCGCTGTACTTGCTGCCAGCCTTAGGCCGGAAAAACTTGCAGTTCTTACATGAGCGATGGTTATGGTGGTAAACTAGATAGACGAATGTGCCGGCAAAAAATACAAGGCACAGCATGATGATGATGAATCCGATTTCCATATTATTTCTTGTTTTTAATGATTTTGTTTAATACTTGCTTGTTGTGCTCTGTATCATCGATGCTCTGATGATAAGAACTTATTTCCTTAAGGATGCCTAAATCAACTGACAGCATGTAATCATTGACTACTTTGATAAAGTCTTCCAGGGAGCGACAGAGGGCGTATTTATAGCCAGCACACTGCCAGTAGTCCTGGAAACGTTTCTGATGAGCTGTCTGATTGTTTGTCTTGCCATACTTCAGTTCGATGCCCAAGCCATGGAATACTTCTGTACCCCTGTTTAAATATCCGTTTTTGCCATTCTTGTATGAAGGGAGAGCCAGAATGAGATCTGGAACGCCCGGCACAACTCCTGATGCAGCGTTGATGGCTATCTTTTTGCCACTGGTAGCGCCATCAGCCTCATTCTTGGGATGAAAGAGGAGAGAGGCATAAGCCGGATACTGGAGACGGAACCAGCGTACACAAGCTATCTGTAGCTGCCCTTCATGTTGCACCTTCTTCTGTTTGGTAGCAGATTTCTTGGTGTATTCATAATGATTGCCGTTTAGGCGGTCGATTAATTCTTGTCTGTCCATAATCGTATGAATTAAATTGTTTGTTACTTGTATCTTAGTCGCTGAGGATAGACTGGAGATAACTCTGTGTCTTATCATCCAAGTCGACCAGTGACTGTTCTTCTTCTGCCACCGATGGATTCCAGACGATGCCCAGTTTGGCTAGAGTGCCATTCTTGTAGGCATCTTTCACCATTTGTGCCATCGAGCCATTCGGGTTCTTCTTGGCGGCTTCTATCCAGCCTAGATACTTCTGCCTTAGGGCTTCGGTCTGTTCTTTCTCCAATTCCTTCTTGCGCTCTTCTTTCATTCTCAGGCGAGCTTCTATTTCCTCGTTTGTCTCCTCGCGTTGAGGCTGTGGAGGAGAGGGTGGTGGAGAACTTGAATGCTGAGGCTTCTTCCCGGCTGAGGCTACAACTGTAGGATTGTCGAAGGTTCCTTCCATCAGAGCCTCGTAGTTCTTCGGATTGAAGAGCCAGTTGAAGGAGATATAGCATCCACCATCCTTGCGCCCTAAGAGAAGATCGGAGTTGAGAGCCTTGCGAAGCATCGGTTCTATATCCTCGAAGGAATAGTCTGAGATAAACTTTGCCACCATCTTCTTGCGGTCGGGAGTCATCTTTGAGATTGGCTTGACCTGCGTGCCCAGAAAGAGGCGATTGAAGAGTCTTAGCACTTCCGAGAACTGAACTTCCGGATCCAACGACTTTTTTTCTTTTTCTTTTTTTTGTGTGTGGGTGTGGGCTTTCTCCTTTCTTTGTTTGTTTTCTTTTATAGGGGGTTCGGGGGAAATGTTTTCTTTTATTTGTTTCTTTCCTCTTACTTCTGTGCCCTTACCCTTGCCCTTATCTGTGCCCTCAACTTCGGCAGAATCTTCGGAATCACCTTTATTTAAAGGGGTTTCTGGATTGTTAATCTGTGCCCTAGACTGTGCCTTTTGGTGTGCCCCTTGTTTAGAGTGTGCCCTAGAGCGTGCCCCATCTTTGCCCTTAATCGTGCCCCTATCTGTGCCCTTGTTATCTTGAAGATACGCTGCAC